CATTGATTTTATTAGTGTTTTTTTGTTTTACTTTTGCAGTGGGTTTTAGTAAGATATATGTATGATGAATGAAACGAAACAAGCGTTGTATGACAACGCAATGTACCGAGTTGAAACTGCGCGTGATTTCATGCGCGTGGAAGCGGATTCGGATGGTCCATACGAAATGGATCTCTGGTACGCGATGGAAAGTCTGAAGCGTGCTGTGAATGAGCTCGCCCAGATACTGGAAGAAGAGGAGAGCGAGACTAAATAGATACCCTGCTGAAAGTAAATCGGTGAGATTCCGAAGACATTGAAAGTGTTAGAGTTTTTTCGGTTTACTTTCAGCAAAGAATCTAGTAGAATGGTTGTATAGTGAATGTCTAAGGTGCTGCGCCACCTCCCCGAGTGGGTAGAGACAAAAGTCTCCGAGCTGTTTGTTCCAACAGCGAAAAGTGCGCAACGATTATGGTGGAGGGGAACCACCTGAACAACCCCACTAGCCAAGTGCTAACCAATAGGCGCCCTTATGGCGTGAGGCGGCACTAAGATGAAACTGGTCCATGTCATGCATGACATCGAAGGCTAGAGCGGAAGTGTGTAGGACATACGGACTAGGGAAGCCTGAAAGGGCAGGAGGATAACGAAGTCCCTCCCCTAGAGTCCCAAAAAGGACACACGACGAACCACCGCTAACAAACTAGGTTCAAGAATTTGGCTTGTCGTCTTAACTGGATAAGACGCATTCTAGTAGAGAGACCGAGTAGGGAAGTCCACTGGCTGCATCTAGGTTCGAGTCCTAGAGACTTCGTGAAAAGGTTGGAATGAAATGTGGGTTCGAGTCCCGCCAAGTCGTTGATTTGATGGAGTTTTCGTAAGCGACTGATTTGATGGAGTTTTTTTTAGTTTACTTTTCAGTCCTAATGTAGGATAATGGTATCGTGGTAAGGTGATTCGAAGCCTACGGGAAAGCCCGCCAAGTGCGGAACGTAACCTTCACAGGTCGGCGTAGGGAGAGGAAGATCACCACGTAGCGGGAGGCGGGAAGTCGGTGAAAACCCGACGGCAGGGGGCACGCTACATTTTTTGATAAATCAGAGTTTTGCTGCTCTGACGCACGGCTAACTTAGGGGTTGTCAATTATTGACTTCCAACCGATGCGAATAGGTGAGTCGGTTCTTGTACTGTATCAGTACAGGCGCGCAAAAACCCCTAGCAGCATTTCTGGATCTGAGTCCTAAGAGCACTCAGAGTGCAGTCGTCCGCAGCCGCACAAAGGGTTGCCCTGCAAACGGTAAGCAGGATCTCTGACGCATTGCGCCGATCAGAGCGTTCATTAACAATTTGCGATTTTTGTATTCGCGCCACCCAGATGACGCAAGTCTAGATGGGAGCGTAACGGTGAACCCTCGATGTACTGAGGCAACTCATGACAACGTCCGTCAAGCGTTGTATTAGAGAACAGTTTAAGAAACTGGGTAACCCCTGCGCCGAGTTGGGGGTGAATGGCGGATACAAATCGCTGCCAGTGTGGGTGTCACTGGAAATAAGAAACCACCCACCGATTTCGGGGGATTAGTTAAATGGGATAACCTCTGCCTTGCACGCAGAAGTTGACAGTTCGATTCTGTCATCCTCCACCAAATTTGGGTCTATAGTATAACGGTTTATTATCTGTGACTCTTAATCACTAGGATGTAGGTTCGAATCCTACTAGACCCACCAATTTATGCCCTGTTAGTTCAGAGGATTAGAACGCGACGCTACGAACGTCGAGGTCGGGAGTTCGAGTCTCTCACAGGGTGCCAGTTATGCGCAGGTGGTGGAATGGTATACACGCTAGTCTTAGGAACTAGTGGCGAAAGTCGTGCGAGTTCGAGTCTCGCCCTGCGCACCAAATTGTCAGAGTCGTGGCTGACGTTATAGTGTCCACGAACAGTAGCCTAACTGAGTTTTGGCATGTAGTATCTGGTCGCTGGGATGCGACAACAGAGAAGCCAAGAACGTGAATGAGCGTTTGGGTCAACCACGACATCTACGCAAGGAACGGCAAGAGGAGGAGTGGGAGCATGCGCGGACGTGCGTTACAAAAACCGAGTCCGCAAGATTTTGGTCTGTTAGTGTAGTTGGTGAACATGCCTGCCTGTCACGCAGGAGATCACGGGTTCGAGTCCCGTACAGACCGCCAAATTTTCTGTCTCTGATGAGTCCGTAGGGACGAAACGCAGTGATGCGTCAGACAGCGAATCTACCTTGTGGTGTAAGGTTTGCAAAGTTGATTAGGTCTCTGAAATATATTGACAAACGGCATCATATGCACTGCCTAGTAGACTTTCAGAGTGAACCACATTTTTTTGGGTGTGTGGCACAGTTGGTTAGCGCACAGTCCTGATAAGACTGAGGTCGGTGGTTCGAATCCACCCACACCCACCAATTTCGGAGTGTAGCACAGTCTGGTAGTGCGCTTGCTTTGGGAGCAAGATGTCGGGAGTTCGAATCTCTCCACTCCGACCAGTTTATGGTTCCTTCGTCTAGCGGCTAGGACACAACCCTCTCAAGGTTGGAACACGGGTTCGATTCCCGTAGGAACTGCCAGTTTATTGGCGAGTAGATCAGTGGTAGATCAGCTGACTGTTAATCAGTATGTCGTAGGTTCGATCCCTACCTCGCCAGCCAAATATGCCCGTATAGCACAGTGGTAGTGCAATCGCCTTGTAAGCGATAGGTCCTCTGTTCGAATCAGAGTGCGGGCACCAGTTTTGCGAGATTAACTCAGTTGGTAGAGTGTCGCCTTTACACGGCGAATGTCGGGAGTTCGAGCCTCTCATCTCGCACCAATGGTGACTATGGTGTAATGGTAGCACAAAAGTTTGTGGCACTTTTAGCGTCGGATCGTAACCGTCTAGTCACCCCAGTTTATGCGGATGTAGCACAGTGGTAGTGCTTCTGCTTGCCAAGCAGAAGGTCGTGAGTTCGAATCTCATCATCCGCTCCAATTCATGTGAACCAACTAACTGTGATATCTTCCACAATCGGAAGAGTAGCGTTCACACTCTCTTATGTTCCCTTCATCTAGCGGTTAGGATGCTTCCCTTTCAAGGAAGCCACACGGGTTCGAATCCCGTAGGGAACGCCAATTTTGCAGGATGTGTGCTAGCAGTAATGTATAGCCTCAATCGGATGCCTGGAGTGAGCAAACCCAACTATCCCATCCTGCATCTTTTTTATTGAGGGATCGTCTAAAGGCAGGACGCATGACTTTGAATCATGCTATCTTGGTTCGAATCCAAGTCCCTCAGCCAATGGGTCTGTGGCGCAATGGTAGCGCAGTTGGCTTTTAACCAATTGGTTCCGAGTTCGAGTCTCGGCGGACCCACCAATTTTCGCCCTCTTAGTTAAAAAGCATAACACATTCTTGGTAAGAATGAGTCGGTGGAGCGTTACCACCAGAGGGCACCAGTTTGCAGTGTGGAGAAGTAGAAACTCGCTAGGCTCATAACCTGGAGATCATGGGTGCAAATCCCATCACTGCTACCAATTATGGACAAGTGGGTGAGTGGTTAAAACCGACTGACTGTAAATCAGTTGCCTACGGCTACGGTGGTTCGAATCCATCCTTGTCCACCAATTTTTTTGGAAGAGTGGCAGAGTCTGGTTTATTGCACTTGTCTTGAAAACAAGCAACCGTAAAAGGTTCGTGGGTTCAAATCCTACCTCTTCCGCCAATTTGCCTCGCTGGTGTAACGGTAACATAACTGTCTCCAAAACAGTTGTTGGGAGTTCGAGTCTCTCGCGGGGTGCCAGTTTTGCGGTCGTAGTTCAGTTGGATAGAACATCTGCCTTCTAAGCAGAGAGTCGGGGGTTCGAATCCCTCCGATCGCGCCAATTATGGAGACTTGGCTGAGTGGTCGATAGCGGCATCCTGCTAAGATGTTTTTCGTGAAAGCGAAACGTGGGTTCGAATCCCACAGTCTCCGCCAATTATGGTGAGGTAGCATAGCGGCTAATGCAGCACTTTCATACGGTGTTTATCGTGGGTTCGAGTCCCACCCTCACTACCATGTCGCCTCAGCTGAACTAGTGATAGCGTCTGCCTGAAGAGCAGAAGAGGTTGGAGCGTAACCAACAGGCGACACCAATTTTGCCCAGATGACGGAATTGGCATACGTGTCTGACTCAAAATCAGGATTTTGTGGGTTCGACTCCCACTCTGGGCACCAATGTTACGGTGGCTGAAAGGTTAGGCGGCAGTCTGCAAAACTGCTTCATGCTGGTTCGATTCCAGTCCGTAACTCCAATTTATTGAGGGATCGTCTAACGGCAGGACGCAAGACTCTGACTCTTGCTATCTAGGTTCGAATCCTAGTCCCTCAGCCAATCATGGGCGTGTAGTTCAGTGGTATGAACGTCTCCTTGACATGGAGAAGGTCGCTGGTTCGATCCCAGCCATGCCCACCATATCCTCGTGGTGAAACGGATATCACGGTTCTCTCCTAAAGAATCATTGCAGGTTCGATTCCTGCCGAGGATGCCAACTAAATAGATGCATGGAACCAAAAATCTATACATACGACGAAGTCCGCGCCATGGCGATGGATGGCGACATCATGTTTCTTACAGTCAATAAGAAAGATTATCTTTCTAGACTGACGTCGTGGTTCACCAAATCGCCGTTCACACATGCGGCATTTTTGTTTTGGTATCATGGTCGTCTAATGGTTGTTGAATCAACCACGCATGGTGGCATTCGCATCGTGCAAGCATCTACATACAAGGATCGCAATTTTGGATTGATTGCTGCACCACGTCCGTGGGAGTTCATCATTGATGATGCCCTAGTGCGTAGTGGCACTGCAGAGTATGGCTGGTTCAGTGCGATGTATATCGGAATGCGTGAATTTGCTTTAAAACAATTCAATGTACGTCTACCAGTCAACAAGAACAATCGCAACAAAGCCTGTAGTGAATTTGTGGCAGAAGTGTTAGGTCTAAAAGATGTTGACATTTCGCCAAAAAGATTATATGATATATTAAATGCTCCTGTAGTGTAACGGTTAGCACGCGAGGCTTATACTCTCGATCTCCGCCAGATTAGCGGGTAGTCTAGGTTCGAATCCTAGCAGGAGCACCAATAAATAAATGCGGGGTTGGCATAGTGGTTGTGTCCCAGCCTTCCAAGCTGGCTACATGGGTTCGATTCCCATACTCCGCTCCAGTTTTTTAGAAGGGAGATAAGAAGATGAAGAAGTTCCTAACAGCAATGGTTATGACTACAGTTGTGACTACATCACATGCTGATGTGAATACAGCCGTTCCTGCACCAACAGAGCAAGAATCATTTACAGTCAAGTGGCATCCAACTTCAGTGGTCATCGGCGCAATCGCTGGTGGTGCACTTGTTGGTGGAGTCGGTGCAGTGATCGTCGGCGGTCTCGTCGGCGAAGGTGTCATTCGTATTATTAAGAAGAAACAAGAGCAGACTGCTAAGGAAACGCAAGAATGATTCGTATTCTATTCCTAGCAGCATTCCTACTCATTGGCTGTGAAAAAGATCCAGTCACCACCGAGGCTCGACTACCTGAGCCAACTTTCAAAGTCAACACTCCGCAGCAATGGAAAGAATATTGCGCAAGAGAGGGACAGGAGGATCCAGCATGTCCTTCCAACTAAACGAAAACAACGAAGTCATACAGACTCCAGAACTCATGGAGTTACTAAACAAGACCAATCGTCACTTCAATAAATTTCGCTATGAATACGATGAGAATCTTCATCGTCAGATTGACTACTGGACTGCACTGATTGACAAATACAATGCTGGTGACTGCGACGACTACGCACTGTCAAAGCGCAAGAGGCTGATTGAAGAAGGTGTTCCATATGAATGCCTGTTTCCTACAATCTGCACCGTGGGTAAAGAAGGTCATCTTGTTCTTGTCGTAAGAACAGACATCTGCGATCTTCTTCTGGACAACATTGAGCAGCGAGTGGTTGGCGTTGATCGCGTGAACTACAAGTGGTGGTATCGTTTAGATCCCGTGAACAAATCATGGGTAATGTTATAGTATGCGAGTGTGGCGGAATCGGTATACGCAGCAGACTTAAAATCTGCCACTTTCGAGTTTGTGGGTTCGAGTCCCACCACTCGCACCAGGATATATATGAAAAGAGCATGGATAATTTGGGCAAAGGCACTGGGCGAGAAAGCCGCAGATTGCGATAGAACCGCAGACAGAGTTGCTATTGTGCGAACATGCATCGTGGGCATAAACGTGCTCACTTGTTTTTTTATTGTTGCAAATATAATTCATAACTGGTAATGAAAACAACTGATCTAGATGCAATGCAACACCACTCCAAGGAATATCCGATGGAGGTGGGTGCACCAAAGTTTGAACTTGAGCCAATACAAGATAAGAAAGATTTGGCTCTGCGTTCAGCAAAGTTACATGCGCAAAAAGAATATGAACGCATCATGGAATCAGTGCGTGTGTTGCAGAAGCAAGCAGAAGAACTCAAAGAAAGATTGGGTCTGTCTCAATTAGTGCATGGTGCAACGTATACGTTTGAACCAACAGCAGGTAAGAGTTACTGGCTGGTGGAAGATACTTATGCAAACATTACAAGGCTGGTGGTGCTTGGTCCTAAGAACTGGAGTTGCGGACCACCAGAATATTATAAGTATCTGGCACACATAAAGTGTCTAGGCGATAATACATGGGAGCCAATGAGAGAAGAGGAATAGACTATGGCGCATCCTGAACAACAAGCATATGTTGCAACTGTAAAGAATTTCTTCCCTAAGTATTTTGAGAATTGCACAGTACTGGAAATAGGAAGTTACAATATCAATGGCACGGTGAGAGATTTTTTCATCAATTGCAATTATTTGGGAATTGATTTGGCTCCTGGTCCTGGTGTTGACTTAGTTTGTGCTGGTCAAGAATTTAATGCTCCAAGTAATATGTATGATACTGTAATTTCCACTGAGTGTTTTGAGCATAATCCATATTGGAAAGAAACATTCTTAAATATGATCAGAGTTTGCAGACCAGGAGGTCTTGTCATATTCACTTGTGCTGGTAGAAACAGAGTTGAACATGGCACAGCTAGAATGAATCCGCAATCTTCCCCATTTACCATCTCAAATGGTTGGGAGAACTATTACATGAATCTGGAAGAGAGACACTTCCTTTATGCTGGTATCAATTGCGAACAATATTTCTGGGCACATAAGTTTTACGAAAATTCCAACTATCAACCAGCAGAACCAATCGGAGCTGTTGATCTTTGCTTTTGGGGAATTAAGAAGGTTTAATACATAGGAACCAATGAATGATCAACAATCTGAACTTAGCGAATGATCTGAAGTTTCAATATTCAGTAAATAGTCCATTTCCAAATATAATAATTGACAATTTCTTCAATGAAGAAATATTGTCAACAGCTGTCGACGAATTGCAAAGGTTTGGAGATTGGGGATATGATCCCACTGATGTTGTCAAGGGATATCAAGTTAATAAACAATTCACTCCTTGGTCTGAAGATTCCTATAAATCATATCAAGAATTGGCACCTGCTGCAACTTATGTTATGCATTGTTTGAATCATCAAACTACACTGGACTTTCTACAAAAACTGACTGGCATTACAGATTTGATAGCAGACAATTCTTGGAGTGGTGCAGGTGTCCACAAGATACTTCCTGGCGGCAAATTATCAATCCACGCAGATTATAATTGGCATCATGATCTACAACTACACAGAAGAATAAATTTATTGTTATACCTTAATAAGAATTGGCAAGAAGAATGGGGTGGTGATTTGGAATTATGGGAAAGAGATTTGAGTGCTAGACACGTTAAAATTGCACCAATCTTCAACAGGGCTGTTATATTTAATATCACAGATGATGCGTACCATGGTCATCCAGAACCATTAAACACTCCAGAAGGAGTTTGTAGATATTCTTTTGCGGCATATTATTTCACCAAAGATAGACCAGAATCTGAGAAGAGTCCTCCACACTATGTTCTGTGGGGTAATATCTAATGCACCCATCAGCAAGTAAATTGTCGCAAATGTTTTTTGATGTTTATGTTAAAAATACATCTATAGAAAACCCATCAGTTGTTGAAATCGGTTCAATGGATAATCACTCCAGCATATACAAACATATACCAGAATACATTAAAAATTACACAGGTGTAGATTATCAAGAAGGTCCAAATGTTGATATAGTTTTGAAAGATCCATACAAATTTCCAATTGAGGATAACTCAGTGGATATAATTGTTTGCAGTTCTGTGTTCGAGCACGTTGAGTTCTTTTGGCTTTCCATACTAGAAATGTATAGAGTTGTGAAATCAACTGGATTAATATACATCAATGCACCTAGTAATGGATCTTATCACAGACATCCAGTAGACTGTTGGAGATTCTATCCTGATGCGGGAGATTCTTTTGTCAATTGGGGTAAAAGAAATCAATACAATCCTTTGTTATTAGAATCATTTGTAAATCAACAACACGATTTTCCTATGTCTATTTGGAATGACTACGTTTGTATTATTTTGAAAGAGGCATCATACGCAGATTTGTATCCTAATCAAATACTTGATTCATATAAAGATGTTTGGTTCGGTAAGAGTCTAAAAATACCAATGTTCAACAAATGCACCTATGTTGAGGATCAAATGAGGTTGTTTAATCTGATGAACATATACCATGCTTCTGCTATGAATGAGGAAGACAGTCAATTTATTAGAGGGTTGAAATGGTATGGCAAGTAAAAACGACATCACAGGCGATTCCATTCGCTCCAAAATAAATAACAAGACTGGATATGATGCATACCGTGACGGTTGGGAACGCATCTTTGGAGACAAAAATGTCAGACGAAAAGATCGATCTAGTAGAACTGGGAAAGGTAGTAGCCAAGATAGCAAAGTATGAAGCACAGAAAGAAGAGCAACGTGAGCAATCGTCATCTATGTACATAGTTGAAAAGAAAGATCCTGATTGTTTCAATCCGCAATGGAGTGAAATAGCACGTTTCAAGGACGATATGTTCAAGGCGATATCGTATGCCAAGGATCACGAATTTACCTGCTACAATCATCTATATCGCGTAATTCAGAAGAAAAACGGTATTGAAGATACAGTTTGGCATTCCTGATATTATAAATAAAAGGCTCTCGAGGCATTTTTAATAGTTATAGGAGAAATTCTCATGTGGGAAACATTACTAGGTGCATTTAAGTCCAAGACTGTATGGTTGGGTCTTGTTGTTACCGTTCTTTCTTGGGTACAGCAAGTTGTTTCAGGTGCTCCAATTCCAGCTGAACTTGTTTCAGTGATTGGAACCGTCATCGGCGGTCTAATCGTCTGGTTGCGTGCATTGACCAACACCTCTCTTGCTGAAAAAGCTGGCGAATAATAGTAACTAGCGAGAGGGCTGGCAACAGCCCTCTTTTTCAATGCATATACAAGACGGTCTCAAGTTATTCTCAGCAATCGCTGGTGCTATCGCAATAGTTCTTGTGACCTATGATTGGGTTGCGAGCAAGGATTATGTTGCTGAATCAACAGCACCAATCGCTGCAGATGTAAAGCAGATTCTCGCAATGGGAATCGCAGATCAAATAAGTACATTACACCGTTACAACTGCAACAATCCTGAAGACACAAAGTTTGTGGCGTTGTTGCGCGAAAAGAAAATGGAGTTTGCGAAACTCACAGGTCGCGAATATATGGAAGCACCTTGCGATCGTTTGACTAATTAAACGAATAAGTCACAATATTCGATAGATCGCTTTCCATATCACTTACTGATATCGTTGTTACTGCCAAATGCCAAACGCCATTTGGCACCCATAGAGTTGCATATGTGGCAAGACCACTCTGAACAATTAGAAGTTTACCATCTTGTTTTAGATAGTTTGGATCATTGCCATAGTAAACACGATACTCTTTAATGTCCACAGCTGGATCGATGGGTGTGCCATCTTCAAAGGTCAATGGTGGTTCCCAGTTTAGATCGATCGTATAGGTCGTTGGTTCTGGTGGTTTCGGAGGCTCAGGTGTAGGTGTTTGCCCCCCACCACCGCAAGATGATAGGATCAGAACAAGTGGGTATATAAATACTCTACGGAACTCCATGCATATATTTATAAAAAGGGGCAATATCATGAAAGGGAAGATGTTCGGTTTACTCTTATTTTTAGCGTCTTTCGGAGCATATGCAGGTGATGCAGTTGTTTCTTGGGATCCACCGTTGTTGTACGAAGATGGTTCAAGCATTCTAGCAGGTGAAGTTACCAAGTACACTGTGCTGTATGGACAGACAGATGGTGGTCCTTATGCATATTCAGTTGATGTTCCTGGAGATGTTACAACTGCTACAATTACAGGTCTTGCAAAAGGTGCTTGGTATTTCGTAGCCACTGCAACAACCAGCAATGGCATGACATCTGGCTACAGCAATCAGGCTGCGAAATCAGTACAAGGTTCATCTAAGCCACGTCCACCACGTAATGTAAGGTAATCAAATGAAATACTTGCTTGTTGCTTTGCTTTCAGGTATAATTGGTATTGCAATTGGAATGTTTGTATGTAATCACACTTACTCACCGCAAATAACTGCGCTGAAAGAGCAAGTGGGTACACTTACAACTGAATTGGAAGAATCAAAAAAGAATGTTCGCATAATTTTTGGGCATAATGAAAACTGTAAGATAAACGTGGAGTGATTTATGGCAATGGTATTAGTGACAGACTCGGCAGGAACTCCTCGGGAGTGGGCTGATCTAGAAACTGCGTGTTGTTACTATGCGCGTGAAAAGATTCTTTGGGAGATTGGAACACCAATCAAGGTTTTTCGTGGCGGTGTAAATCGCGCTGGCGAAAGATCTTCTATTACAATCAGTTCAATCGTTGGTGTATCAGGACCAGTGCAGTCAGACAAACTGCGTCGCGTCACTCCATATCCTGAGCGTTCAATTCTATACGCCCGTGACGCAAATCTTTGCGCATACTGTGGCGATGAGTTTGCTTATAACACTCTTACCATTGATCACGTTCTTCCAAGATCACGTGGTGGTAAGAACAGTTGGGTCAACTGCGTGACATCATGCCGCCCATGTAACAATCGCAAGGGCAGCAAGACACCAGAAGAAGCAAACATGAAGTTGCTGTATGTACCTTATGTGCCAAATGTGTTTGAGAAAATGATTCTACGCAATCGTAGAATTCTTGCTGATCAAATGGAGTTCTTGAAATCTAGAGTTTCAAAGGATAGTCGTATTCATGACACACTTGCAAGAAACTGAACTTGGTTACTTCGCGCACCTAAGACGTGCGTGGAGTATTGCATTTGTTTTATTGATTCACGGTTTGTTTCCAAATGTCTGGAAACACAAAGCATCTGAAATGATTGAGGAGTCGCACCATGAAGAAATTGCTGACGATAGTTCTTCTCCTGTTCACCCTTCCAGTTTCCGCTGAGACAATCACCGAGAGACTCAAGAAACTTCCACCATCAGAGTGGGTGTATCAAGCACTGACCGTTGTTGACGTTGCGCAAACCATGCGTGCACTTGATGATCCGTGTAAATGTTATCGTGAACAAAATCCCATTTTTGGTAAGAATCCAAGTGACTTTCAACTTGTCGCAACCACGCTGGCTTTCAATGCAGCTCATGCCTACCTTGTTTTGCGTATGGTAGAAACCGACCAACCCGAGTGGCTCATCAAGACCGTCACCTACACGTCGATCGCGGTCAGGGCAGGTGTGGTGTACCACAACTTTCACATTGGGATCCGTTTCTAGGCTCGATCTCCCCTCCTCCCAGACCGTGACCCCCCAAAACCGATCGCCTCTCTCCGAGGCTCTCGCTCGGTCTCCACGCCTTCGTAAGTTGTTGATTTTATTAGGGTTCTTTTCGAGAAGAATCAACAACTTATAAGTTATTGAAATTACAAGAGTTTTTTCAGTTTACTTTTGCAGCTCGGTTTAGTAAGATATATGTATGATGAATGTTAATCTGAACCGCGATCTGCTCGGTGAAAAGCAGAAGGATCTCAAGGCTGCTCTTGAGAATGTTAAGACTCTTCGTGCCGATATCAAGGCTCTGCGTGCGTCGGTGAAGGCTGACCGTGTTGCTGCCAAGATCGCGCGTCTGGCGAAGGCTGCTGATCGTCGTGAGGCTGCTGCTGCGAAGGCTGCTGCTCGCATCGCGAAGGCTGAGGTTCGTCTTCAGGCTCTGAAGGATCGCCAGTATGCCCGCGAGCAGAAGGCTCTCCGCAAGTCTGGTTTGGTGGTTGATGTGACTGCGAGGTATGCGTAATGACTGACCTGACTCTGGCATCTGCGAAGCAGATCAAGGAACTGGTTTCCAGTGGTGCTGTGACCCACACTGATGCGCTCAAGCGTGTCTACGTGGTTCTGAATCGGAGCACTCTTGCCGCTGGTAAGAAGGCTCGGTGGACTCGCCTGGAGGCTTGGCTGCTGAATTCAGCGCCTGTAGCGTAAGTAACTGAAAGGCAAGGGATTTTTGTCCCTTGCCTTTTTTCCCTCTCCACGGTATAATGGTTGTATGATGAATAAACAATTTACATTCGACGAAAATCTGGTCTCCGATCTGTACAAGGATGCCTACGGTTTCCGACCGTCAGGTTCATTCTGGCTGTCTTGGGAGGAAGCATCCGACCTGCGACGTCAGGAAATCTGGAATGATCTGCTGGATGAGGCAGCTCGCGTCCTCGCCGAGCAGAAGCGTGCGCAGATGAATGCGTGCGTCGATCTTGAGCAGCGCATTCTCGCGTTGCTGGACGCCAATCAGGGTTCAACTCGCGCCGACGCGATTCAGTATCTGCTGAAAGAGTATGATTGCGGCGACTGGGTTGAGCATCTTGAGTATGAACTCGGTGTGCCGTATGGTTATCTGACCAAGGAATTTGGTCAGTTTATGGAGGTTGCGTGATGAATTGGAATCTTGAAGGTCTGCGCGTTCATGCTGGATACCTGTCGGGTGACGTCAAGGTCACTGGCAAGGTGGTCCTGAGTCGCGTGTGCTACGGTGGCGTCCCTCAGCACACCATCGTGCTGGACAAGGGATTCAACTGGAAGAACGGTACGGTCTCTCGCGAGGCTGGCGAGCGTGTTCTGGTTGACCATCCGTACATCTATCGAGTGATGAGTTCTTGAATTTGAAGGGCAAGAGAGAAATCTTTTGCCTTTCATCCCACATTCAGATATAATGAATGTGTATTTTGTAATTGTAACTGTGAGGTAATTTATGTCTACGAAGTATTATGTGTTGTTCCAGTTGCTCAAGGGTGCTGGCAAGAAGGGTGCTACTGTCGCTGAATGCGCCAAGGCACTGAATTTTGCGGAGGGTTCTGTTTCTCCGTACATGTGGTCTCTGCGCAAGAAGTTTGGTGCTGAGATCGAGGTTCTGAAGGACGGTCGCAAGGTTTCTGGCTATCGCCTTCTGAACGCTGCTGCTGTTGATGGTGTTATCACTCCGAAGCGTCGTGGTGCTGCTACCAAGACTGCAAAGGTCACCAAGACCAAGGCTGTCAAGGTGCAGAAGGTTGCCAAGACTGCAAAGGTCACCAAGTCCAAGAACGCACCTGTTGAGGTTGAGGACATGGAGATCGAGGAGATCACCGACTCCGATTTGAGTGACATCAAGACTCAGTTGGGTTTGGTTTAATCTATAAGGATCCTATATTATGTCTAATTTGAATGCCCCTTTTGTCGACCCAGCTGCAGCTGCTGAGGTGTGTCTCACCTCTCTGCGTCTGGAACTTGAGAGACAACTTCCAAAACGTGTTGACGCATTGCTGAATCAGACTTTCGGCACAATGGCTGACCTTGTTGGTGGTCCTATTTTCCAAGTTCATGCAAAGGCTACTAAAAATGGTCTTGGTAAGCCAGTTCCTGCCACAAAGACTGCTAAGTTAGTCAACATGAAGGTTGGTGATACAATTTTCATTCCTTGTGAGAAGCGTGTCACTGTTTCTAAGTTGGAGAGCCGCTGGAGTGGAATCCGCCAGCATGCTCAAAAGCGCAGCAACTTCAAGTGGCGCATCAATCGCGATCATGATCATGGTGGCGTTCACATCACTCGCACCAAGTGAAGGATAGTGGAGAGGAGGTTCCCTCCTCTCCCTTTTCTATGCAAAAACCAACTGGCGATTTTTTCTCCACATTAGGATACTATGTCTATTGGTATACCGATGGCATTAATCCATACTACATTGGAAAGGGTGTGGGTGATCGTTGTTGGGCTCATGTAATTGATAAGAATTATGACCCAACAGATCTACACATTGTTGCCAAAAATTTATCCGAAGATCAAGCAATTGTTCTTGAATCTTATTTGATTTTCACACACAATCCCAGAGACAATAGAGTCTCGGGACATCATACAGAGAGGTTTGCTATGGCTAGTCTGTCGTCAATGTTTACAGAATTTGAGAGCTGCCAATATGACAATTTTGAAACATTGCCTGCTTGGTATGTTGATAATTATGCTCGTTCTTTCCGTGGAAAGATTCGCGAGTTGAAGATCAGTTCATCAACTACATTTGTATTAAGCAGTGCGAACAAGCAGATGTACATGATGTTCTATTGGAATCCAACTGACGTTGAGTCGCCAATCAAGGTCACATTCGAAATGAGTCTTCCTGAAGGTGAGCAAATGAATGCTCTCAAGAAGAAATGCGTTGAATGGTTGAAGACTGAAGACTACAAGAAGACTTTTCCAGATGGCAAGGCACAGAAACTTGCAGTTAATGTCGATGGAATCGGCAATGTACTAAAATTATGGGATGCGTTTTGGTCGTAATATGAACATCTTCTTCCTACATCGCGAACCACGCATCGCTGCCGAACAGCACTGTGACAAGCATGTGGTGAAGATGATCGTCGAGTATTCGCAGCTCTTGTCTACTGCTCATCGTATCCTAGACGGTACTGAGTATGTGGGCAAGACTGCGAATGGTCGTTCTATTAAGCGTTGGAGTTTACCTGATGATCGCGAACAAAATCTCTGCTTGGCTTGCCACATTAACCACCCCAGTGCGATTTGGACTCGAAGTAACATTGATCATTATCGGTGGTTACATGATCTACTTTATTTTCTAATCGGCGAATACAAGTATCGCTACAACGATAAAGTACATAAGACAGAGGAACGTATGCCTTGGCTACTAGATGCACCGCGAAACATTCCAATTGTAGATTGGTCAGATCCACCACCAGCAATGAAACTCTATCCGCAGTGTATCGTTCCTGGGGATTCTATTCAGTCCTATCGTAACTATTATCTAGACGCAAAGAAACACTTTGCAAAGTGGAAGCGTCGTGGTGAACCAGATTGGTGGATTCCCTAAATATAGGGATGAAAACTCTAAAAGAATATATTGTAGAGACGACCACTCCAAGCCTGTTCATTTGGGACATAGATGAAACGCTGTTGCAAACATCAGCCAAAATCTATGTTCGCAAAAACGGGCAGTTGGTTCGCGCTCTCACCAATACTGAATACAATTCTTATGTAAAGCAGCCCGACGAAACTCTGGACTTTTCCGAGTTTAAGAGGGCTGATCTTTTTAAGCAAACTTCTAAACCGTACATGAATGTCATGCGCATTGCATCTAGACTCTTGCGCGTGACACTCAACAATCCTGGTTCTCGCATGATCATTGTTACAGCAAGAAGCGACTTTGATGATCGCGAAACTTTTCTAGACACCTTTCGCCAATACGGTCTCAACATGAGACATATATATGTTGAGAGGTCTGGTAATCTTGGACTTCCAACAGCTGAAGGTAAGCGTGTAACCATTGAGAAGTATTTGAGTACAGGTACATTCAAGAACGCTACATTGTTTGATGATGCTGATTCAAACCTTGCGATGTTCTTGGGATTGCAGAAGAAGTATCCAAACATTGCTTTCCACGCTTACAAGGCAGAACACGGTACATTACGAAAGGTGAAATAACTGTATGCCAACTTATTTGTTTGTGAACACTAAGACAAAGAAACAATTTGAAGAATTTATGAGCATCTCTGCTCGCGAAGAATTTCTAAAAGAAAATCCACACATACAACAGGTGCTGACGCCAACTGCATTGGTCAGCATGGTTGGTTCAATTGACGGTAAGACAGATTCTGGCTTCAAAGAAGTCATGTCTAAGATCGCAGAAAACAATCCATCCAGTCCATTAGCAGATCGCTATGGCAGAAAATCCATCAAAGACGTTAAGATCAGGGAGGTGCGTGAGAAGAATCGTAAGAAGCGCGAAGAACTAAAGAGGGTATAATGTCAAAAAGAAGAAATGCTAATAACATTATTGAACTTGAACATGATAGAAAAACACCAACAGCGAGACTCAAACCAAGTGATCTGAAAAGTTTTGATCCGCTCACTGACAATCAGGGAAAGTTTTATGATGCTTATACGAGAGGTGACTACTTCATTATGCTTACTGGCAGTGCTGGTACTGGGAAGTCTTTCATTGCTTGTTATAAAAGCATCCAAGAAGTTTTCGATAAGAACAGTTCTTTTGCTAGGGTTGTTATCGTACGCAGTGCTGTTCAGTCTCGCGATGTGGGTTTTACGCCAGGATCTCTAGAAGATAAGATGGGATTGTATGAGCAACCCTATATGCAAATCTTCCATACACTATTTGGTCGCCGTGATGCTTATGAAATTCTCAAGGACTCAGGTAAGATCGAGTTCATCTCTACCAGTTTCATTCGTGGTATGAGTTTCGACGATTCAATTATCATCGTAGATGAATGTCAGAATATGAACTGGGAAGAGTTGTCTACGATCATGACTCGCGTTGGCTATCGTTCCAAGATCATCTTCTGTGGCGATTACAAGCAGACTGATTTGACCAAGAAGTCTACGGATAAGTCTGGACTGTATAAGTTTCATTCAATTGCAAAGATGATGGATTCATTCACCAATATTGAATTTACAACTGACGATATTGTACGTTCAAGTCTAGTGAAAGACTTCCTCATTGCAGTAGATAAGTATGAAAATAGTTTGACTACTTCCCCAAAGTAGGCTATAATAACTGTGTGGCTTTTGAAAGGTTTATATCATGAATAGTAGAGAGAAAAACGACAGACCTGAAGATCCGAGACTCAAGTTGATCGAAGGAATCATGTATGGTTTGGTCATATCGACATTCCTTTGGGGAATGATAATCGCAGCATGGTTACTTTTCTAAATCGCTCTATGTTTAATCATATCAAACACGAATTTCCTACACTCATTACGGAAAATGTAGATGGATCTAGGATGTACAAGACACCGACAGGTGAGGCTTATCCGTCGGTAACCACGGTTCTTTCTGACTATGGTAAGAAAGAAATCATGGAATGGCGTGCCCGTGTAGGCGAAGAGAAAGCCAATAAGATCTCTCGCCAAGCCACTACACGAGGCACTTCCGTTCACTCTGTCATTGAGAAGTATATCAACAACGAAGATGTATCTGGCGTTGAGATGATGCCGAACGTCAAGTCTATCTTTCATAAGATGAAGGTGGAACTGGACAAACTGCAGAACATTCACTGTCTTGAGACTCGCCTGTTCTCTCATGAATTGAAACTGGCTGGTCAGGTAGACTGTATCGCCGAGTACAATGGTGTGCTCTCTGTCATTGACTTTAAGACTGCCAATCGTCTAAAGAGCAAGGACAAGATTGCAAATTATTTTATGCAGGGTGCTGCGTACTCTAAGATGTTCGAGGAGATGACGAATCATAAGATCGAGCAGGTTGTGATCCTGATTGGCGTTGATTCGGCTTCTTTTACGCAAGTTTTGAAGGTGAAACCAGAGGATTATCTAGAGGAACTGAAAGGCTATATAAATAGATACAGAGGATTAGCCTAATGATAAGACAATACATCTTCGAAGGACTAGTAGATCGCGTGGTTGATGGCGACACCTATGACATCATTCTTGATCTAGGTTTCTACATCACACACACCATTCGTGTAAGACTCAAGGGTGTTGATACACCTGAAGTCTACGGCAAGAATGCCAGTGAGGAAGGTCGCGTTGCTTCTGCTTATGTGAAATCATTGATTGAAAATCAGCGTGTGGTCGTACAGACTTATAAGAATGCACCAAGTTCATTCAATCGCTGGGAAGCAGATGTGTATTTCAATCTGCTTCTGGAAGATGGGTCAACCAGCCAAGTGAGTTTGGCTGATCATTTAGTTGAGAAAGGATATGCCGTTAGGGTATAATAGAATTATAGTGGTATGAAGCGAAATGAAGGTGCTGCGGACTCGGGTTCGATTCCCGACATCTCCACCAAAAGTGTACTGTAAGTATGATTCTGTCGAAACACTAGATTCAGAAGTCAATAAATGTTTCGCAAGTACACTTCTTATGGGGATGCACTGGCTTCGACGGGGCAAGATAGTTAAGCAGACCACTGGAAAGGCGACGAACCTAATTCGCGCAAACTAAGTAATCGCAGCAAATGACGATTATTATGATTATGCCCTAGCGGCTTAATCTGAGTTTTGCAGGTTGGACTTGGAAACAGAATCAACCTGCACTTTTTCAACAATCCAATAATTGGAGTTTGGTAGATATAAATGAATATACATCAAGTCTATTTTGATGATTCACAAAGAGTTAATCTAAACAACGAATTCATTCCATTTCGTAACATTCCGAATATGGAAACTCCATATCCCCAGTTTTATGAATATCCGATATTTAAATTTCTCCAGAACAAGTATGAAGAAGAGAAATATAATGGTCTATGGGGTTATGTCAGCTGGAGATTTCAACAGAAACTTCAAAGATTTTATCCTAATCTTACACCTGCAGATTATTGTCAGTGGATAATTGATAATCCAGGTTATGATTTTTATCATATGAATGTAGTGTGGAGAGAAACTGAATTGTTTGATAATATATTTTTTCAAGGCGAGAAATGTCATCCAGGACTACTAGGCTTCTTTACAAGATTGGTTCATCTAAAAGGGTGGGATTTCGATTTACATAAAAAATATGATCCAGAGTATTCCCTCACTTGCCACTATTATGTGATGAACACTAAGACATGGCGTCAGTGGCTAAGTTTTTTAGATGACACATTTGAGTTTGTTAAATCTGATGCTCAATTATACAACTATGCGAATCGTGAAAGTAGGCACAGAAACAGTCCTTGGTATAACTGGGCGTTCATAGCCGAACGGATCATCACCATATGGATTCACTTGAATCCTCAAGTCAAATTTCTGGCATACAAATAGAGATAAGCTAATGTTCAATAAAACCTTTGCTGCAATTCTAATTGCAGCCACGTTCGTAATCTCACACCTATACGTTTCCGATCAGCATATGATTCATACAAAGGGTCTGGAACAGCAGATCTTTGAGTTGGCGATTCAAAATAACACTATGAATGGATTGAAAGACGAACTGGTGCGCCAAGAAACCTTCAAGCGTCAACTTGAATGCCTAGCCATGAACATCTATCACGAGGGTCGCGGTGAATCATACGATGGCAGACTGGCAATTGCTACAGTCACCATGAATCGTGTGAACAAGGATCGTTTCCCAAGTACAGTTTGTGGAGTTGTATGGCAAGCCACGAACAAGGGTTGCCAGTTCTCTTGGACTTGCGACGGCAAGAGCGATCGTATACGCAATCAAGAAGCCTATGCTGAGTCAGTAGAAATGGCTGAAAATGTTTTGCTAAATGGACTGCGTTCGTATAAAATAGGTAGAGATGTGTATCATTATCATGCTGAATACGTGAATCCTCGATGGGAAGAACGATGGGATGCTGAGATGATTGCGCAAATTGACAAACACAAATTCTACAGGGTTGCCATGTATGCTAATTGACCATGAAGTGAAACTTGACTATTCTGATGTTCTGTTAGTTCCGCGAGAGTCTGATCTATCAAGTAGATCACAAGTTGACCTTGAGGTCAATCATTTTGACATCCCTGTAGTTCCTATCATTGCAGCGAATATGGATGGCGTTGGAACTTTTGCGATGGCAAGAGAACTGGCTAAATATAAAATCCTGACCGCTCTTACTAAACACTATTCACTCGACGAGTTATTGGACTTTTATGCATCAGATTCATCTAGGTACGCTGTTTATTCTATGGGCTGTAATAAAGCTGATTATGAGAAGTTTACTGCTTTCGATAGCAGCTGTAACGACCTTGGTATTGCTCACCCCATTGGTGTTTGTATTGACGTTGCTAATGGTTATACTTCACATTTTGAAGAGTTCGTGGCGACGATTCGCGAAGAGTATCCAGACTACATCCTCATGGTCGGCAACGTCGTCACGCCAGAACGAACCGAAAGATTGGTAGACGCAGGAGCCGATATCGTAAAAATCGGAATCGGTCCTGGCTCGGTCTGCACCACGCGAAAGTTGACTGGTGTTGGCTATCCGCAATTTTCTGCCGTGGCTGAGTGCGCATCAGCCGCAATTGGAGCAGGTGGAAACATTGTTGCGGATGGCGGCATTACATGTCCTGGCGATGCTGCCAAGGCTTTCGCTGCTGGTGCAAAATATGTAATGATTGGCGGTATGTTCGCTGGTCACGTCGAAGGTGGTAATACTTCTGATGAAGTTAAATTCTACGGCATGGCTTCCAAGGCTGCGCAGGATCAGCATAACGGTGGCGTGGCTGAGTATCGCGCCTCTGAAGGCAAGGAAGTGAAGATTGCTTTCCGTGGTCCTGTAAGTAACACCGTGCGTGAATTATTGGGTGGCATCCGTTCAGCCTGTACTTATATCGGTGCTGAGTCTTTGTCTGAAATGCCTCGACGCGCAAAGTTCGTTCGTGTCAATCGCCAACTCAATAATGTGTTTGCATGATGGCTACACGTGAAGAGAAAAATACTTTCTCAATGATGATCCTAACTCGAGCAGAACAACTACAAACGGATCACATGGATGCTATTATCACCTATTGTGAGGAAGTTGAACTTGAAGTCGAGATTGCTGCTTCGTTGATCAATGATGTGCTATTATCTAAGTTGGAAGAAGAAGCACAACAAAATAATGTGATCCAGAGGTCTGCTAAATTACCATTATGACAGGTATTGAGTTTTGCGCAACTTACCTTGCCGTGAAACTACATTTTAGCAACGAGAAGTATAACTTCTTTGCAGGTAGTGGTAAGATAAAGATCGGCGAGGAAGCATTCAATCGCCGCAAAGATAAATTCAAGTTTCATCGTCTGGCTCGAAACATTCCTGATGATGAAGTGGTTCCGTTCCTTGTGGCTAACTTCTTACAGAATGGTGACTGTTGGACGCAGAATCTACTTGAGGAAGAAGCAAGATCAGTGTATAACAAACATCGCAAGATTACACAAGCGATGACTGAACACTATAAGAATGATCTTGCTAAGTTACCAAAAGGCAAAGAGGCAATCAATGAATTGTTTGAGGTCAAGGATGGAAAGCATCCAAAACTCTTGACAATGTATATGCAAGGCGATATACTATTAGAGACGATGGTGATATTGAATAACATATTCAACTACGTCGCTCATTGGGATAAACAAATCAAGGAAGATATAATTTATCCAAAGATTTCAAGAAAGATTCGTAAGTACGGATCGTTCCTGGAAGTGAATGTCACAAGGTATAAAGAGGTAACAAAAACTTGCCTTTTACAGTGTGATGATATATAATAGTTGTATAATGATGAATAATGTGGACAAATTTAATACAATACATACGAGGTAATACAAATGTCTAGTCTATCCGCACTAAAGAAAAACAATTCTCTTGAAAAACTAACCCGAGCAATGGAATCAACCGCTGCTGGTGGTGGTAATTTGAAGAGAGAAGATGATCGTTTTTGGGTCCCAGAGGTTGATAAAAGTGGCAATGGTTACGCTGTTATTCGTTTTCTTGATACTCCTTCCGTTGATGGTGATGATGGTCTCCCTTGGGTTCAGATCTGGTCTCATGGATTCCAAGGACCAGGAGGTTGGTATATTGAGAATTCTCTCACAACCATCGGTCAAAAAGATCCTGTCTCCGAATATAACACCCAGCTCTGGAACTCTGGCATCGAAGCCAACAAGGAAATCGCACGTAAGCAGAAGCGCAAGCTGACCTATTACGCAAATATCTACGTTGTCTCTGATCCGAAGCGCCCTGAGAACGAGGGTAAGGTTTTCTTGTACAAGTTTGGCAAGAAGGTCTTTGAGAAGATCAATGCAAAGATCAATCCAGAGTTTGAGGATGAAAAGCCAATGAATCCTTTTGACTTCTGGAAGGGTGCGAACTTCAAGTTGAAGATTCGCAATTACGAGGGCTATCGTAACTATGACAAGTCAGAGTTTGACACACAGTCTGCTCTACTTGATGGTGATGATAAGCAGATTGAGAAGGTCTGGAAGGCTGCGCATTCTTTGAAGGAATTCGTAAAGTCTGAGAACTTCAAGTCCTATGACGAACTCAAGGAAAAGCTGAATCGTGTTCTAGGTGCTGGTGGTGCGACTCGCGCTGCTGCTCCGAAGATCGAGGAGGAAGAGGCACCTTGGGAAGAGCCAAAGGCTGCGAAGCCACGTAAGACTGCAGAGGCTGTCACTGTAGACGAGGATGATGATCTAAGTTACTTTGACAAGTTGGCTGCTGAGTAAGTCGTCTAATTCAAGACGCAAGAGGGGAGCTTCGGCTCCCCTTTTTTTATGCGTATCCAACAGGTGGTTGGGAATCAATTCTATTTGTGAACCCAGTTACTGGCTCTGGATCTCTCACACCACCCATAATAGATGCGTCTCTGCTACCATCTGTTGTTGAACGATTAACAACCGTAGTATTGTTGATTGGTTGCAACGCAAATAATTCTCTACCTGTGCCGCCAGTTTGGTATTGTGGTGGCGAGGTATCAGTTGCAGGTAAGTTTGTTGATGGTTTTGAAGCCATCATTTGTCCACCTGATTCCTTTAATGCAGATCGATAATTCTGCTCAAATCGTTTTTGAGCATCCTTTGTTGATTCCTGTTCTTCTACTCCACCAGGAAGTGAGGTCCAAGTTCCTTTGAGAGCTGGTCCTATTTGATCCAATTTACCAGCCTTCAAATCATCATAAAGAGATTTCCCACCTGTATTGTATCTTTCTTGAGCCAGTAACCATGCAGCCTTATCTTGATTTGCTGGAGAAAAATCATCCAGTCCAGCTTCAGGATAGACTTTTTTTAGTCTATCCCACTCTGTTTCTGTTATTTGGTATTTTCCTGCTGCAGTCGAGGGTCCGCGAGGGGTGCGCATACCCCTTATTCTAGGATGATCAGAGTAATCATCAAATGTTGCAGGAGGTTTACCATCTATTAAACCACGTGTTTTGTTGACTTCAAGATCAGCTTTAGTTAATCCTTGCCCAGAACCCTCTCCAACAATTACATCATATCTGCCTCTACTTTCTGGTTGCGCTATGGCATCTAATAATGCTGCTCCCTCTGGTGGAATATCCAACAACATATCAGATTTTCCTGGGTATTTTTCAAAATCTCCTTCTTGTCTTCTACCTCTCCTACCTCCTCTACCACTGGGTCCACCACCATAATTAGAATCAGGTGATCTAGTTCCTTCTGTTTGCCCACCCATACCAAATGGAGGCAGATCTGCTCCAGTTAGAGGCGATGGAGGTGGTGTTCCTGGTGGTGGAGGTGGTGTTTGACTTCTTAGTTTCAATCCATATTTTCTTACAAGATTAATGAATCCTGGAGTTTCATAGGTAAGTTCACCAGCATCATATTGATTCTGATATTTTTCCTTCTCATTTGCATGTTGCCACTGCTCATCTATTGTCATCTTAGCGAGCATTTCTTTTCTTTCAGCTTCATAATCTGGCTGCGGAGGTGGTGGTGTTTGAGGAGGAGGAGGAGGAGGAACTCCAGCGTTGTATTTTTTTCTGATTGCTGCTTTGGCTTGTTCATTTGATGCCAGTTTTTCTGCAACATAACGATCAACAGCTTTCTTTTTGTCTTTATCCCATTGTTGTTTCCCAACCCCGAGCCCACCGCCCAGATACACATCTGGGGGCGCTAGGGGAATTGGCTCGCCATTATCTTTGGTGCCAACTATCAATATACCTTGTTTATTTCCACTCTCAGCTATTTGTTCAGCTTCTTTTCTTAGATCATCTTCACTCTTATCCAACCCTGCTGCTGTCATATCAGCAGCCATTTTTTGAGTATCTGATAGCTGACTGCTATCTAATATTTGACCAGTCTTCAAATCTTTATATTTTCCACCGCCAACTGCTTCTAGACCGACATCTTTGAGACCACCAACTCCTGTTCTTGCTGCTTGTTCTGTAAGAATCTGTTCTGATGTTTTTTGATCAACGTTTGGATCAAATTTTTTCCCAGTAAGATTATCTAATATATCGCCAATCCCCTGAGATAAATTAAATTTGTCGTTTAAATAGTCTCCAATTGCATAACCAATAATTCCAGCAAGACCAACACCCATTCCAGCAACACCAAATCTAAATAATTTTGTTATCCAACCAGCTAATTTGGCTCCCAACGCACCTCCAATAATATCGTCTATCCATGAATCTCCACCAGAACCTTTCTCAGTTTTCCCAGAAAGTTTATTGATCATGTCAATAACTTCATCGAATCTTGCATTCATTTCTTTACGAAGTCTTGCAATCGGATCAGTATCTTCTCCTGGATCAACGAATGAAGTTGGATCGCTGAGATCAACACCAGCTGCTAATGCAACCTTTTCTTGATTGCTTTCAATCTTTTGGAATTTACCTTCAAATTGTTTCAAGACTCCAGCAGTGACCTTTCCGATTGCAGATTGTTCTAAATCTTTACCCATAGCAGAGGTAAATTTACCACCTTCCTCAGCTCTACGGAACTGTTGTCCAGCTGGACCAAGTGGATCATACATAACACGCTTTAATTCGCCAGTCTCACTGCTCTTTGCATTAAAAAACTTTGGTGATAATCTTTCCTTGATGAAGTCCACATCACCTTGTATTGACTGTAATAATTTGAGTATTGTTACTTGAAGTCTGTCACCTGCTGCTGGACCTTCTTTCTTGGGTCCTTCCTTCTTTTCTTCATTTTTTTGTTGTGCTGCTTTTTGTGCGGCTTCTTGTTTTTCCTTTTCCATTTCTTTATTTCGAACATACTGATCAATCTTATCACCTAACCATGTGTATGCTGGAGCATTGAAAATATTCCCAGCAATACGCAACAATCCACCAGTTTTGGTTGGCTTGAACTCTTTCTTCTTTCTTTCTCGAAGAGCCTTTTCTATTGCTTTTTGTAGATCTTTCTCAGCTGTTAATGCCATTTACTTTCTTCTTTTGGTTTGTTGCTCTAATCGAATACGCTCATTTTCAGCCTTGATGTGATTAATCAACATCGTGACATAAACTTGCCTCTCCCACGAAATCATATTTTCCAATTCAGTGAGGGAATACTTATGATGTTGCATTAATGAAAAATTCGTATCTAAAAAGTTCGCTAAATTATCATGACCAAGAATTAGGTAAAAAAACTGTAGAGATTATCAGCCTCCACCTCATGTTCGAATCCACATTTTTTACAAACAATTGTATCCTTCAACACTACCTTTGGCGTAGTTGCGAAAAATACTTGAATTTTGTCAAGCTGCTCAGCTGTAAGATTTTCCACAAATTCGATAACAGCAGCTGCACCCAGATCCTCAGCCTTATATACCGATTCAGGATCATAAATTGAATCTATGTTTTGGGCTATAAATTGTAATGCAGCGTCATAAGCATCAGCTTCTTTGATAATACTTGCACTTGCAATGGTAGGATATTTCAATTTAATACCCACCTCATCGGTAATTTTGACTGTGGAACTATGCCCATCAGCCAACACATATTGAACATTATCTAAGTTGAGCATATATGGATTATCAGTGTCGCAAGGATTTCCCTCATCATTCTTATGCTTACAATTATAAATTAACTTTGCATTCTCACCAATTGATCTAGCGCGAAGATTGATGAATATCATCTCAATGTCGAACAATGGTAGTTTTTCAACGTCAATGTTCTCGTCAAGAATGCAGTTATTAATTACCTGCATCACTGTGCGTTTGATCTCATCATTGTCTTTGGATTCTCTAGCCATCAGAAGTAATTTTTCCTCTTTGACTAGAAATGGACGAAATCGAACTTTACGATCTAGTGATTTCAAATAGATCTCATAAATCGGATGTTGTATCTTTGGTAAAGCCATAACATTTCACCTCAATTTTTAAATGGTCTCAGGACTATATCCTATAGGATTATTATTAACATTAGGAACTGGTGGTTCAGTGACAGGGGGAATATCAAAACTTTCTACTGGTATAGTGGCTGGCGGATCAATAGTTATACCAGGATCATTTTCAACTTGAATAGGCTCAGTTGTTCCTGGGGGGTTTAATCTTTGCGCCTCTCTAAATGCCGCTTGGCTGCGCGATAATTTATTGTATCTTTCTCTGGTTAGTGCATTTGTTTCTGCAAGTCTAATTTGTAAGGCTGTTTCAACAGGACCGCCATCATAGAATGTTGCAAATTGCCCCGCTCCACCGTTAGGGTAAGAAACATCGATGCCAACACATGCGCAATCTAATAACGCTGGTATCTTATTATTCAGCACGCCACCAAAATAAAATTCAACTTTCCAAATTGCTGGGATTCCCACCAAACGCGCACCAAAATCTGTATCACCGCTCGGTAAAGAATAATATTGAAAACAGTCAATAATGCTTCTTATACTATCTGATTCTTTTTTAGTTTTAGGTACAAACCTAAAATCAAAAACATATTGTCTTGGAGTTGTTGAATTAAATAATAGTTCATATCTAGGATTAACAGCCACATTTTGACCAGATAAAGCAAACCTGACTGCTTCTTTTGAATCAAGTCCAAACAAACCACTCCCAGTAGCAAGTGCTCTAGTTAAAGCGGCTTTGGCGTCTTTAGGCGTGCCTTTCACATCAAATATGTCTCCGCTAAAGCCTAAATCCCTAGCCATATTATTCAGTCCACCTTTGAGAGCATCTCCAATCCCTTCTCCCGCACCAGCAGCAACATCATAGTTTCCTAACAGTTCAGCAAAACTTCCATTTGACCAGTCATGTTGTTGCGTGAACGCAAGTCCATCTGGAATGTACAAGTATATTTCATCTCCAACTGGCGATCCAGTTGAACCTTGGTACATAGTATAACTACTATATTCATATGGAGTGAATTTCATCATATGAGGATATCGGTCACCACCAACATTTTCTGGAAATTTAAGTACGTTTGCACCACTTCCAAATTTAGCACTAAACAACTCTCTAGTTTGCGATGGTCCAGCAGCTTTATTGGTCAAATAATCTGCTGCTTTATTTAATAATGTTTGCGTTAAACCAGCCATTATGATTCCTAAAAGGTGACTAAATATTTATATGGCATATTCAGGACGATTTTCACCAAAGAATCCCAAGAAGTATCTTGGAGATCCTACCAATGTATGGTATCGCAGCCTATGGGAGCGACGAGTCATGGTACATTTGGATTCCAATGGTGATGTCCTGCAGTGGTCAAGTGAAGAAATTGTTATACCTTATTTATCTCCAATTGACCAGCGTTACCATCGTTATTTTCCTGATTTCTATGTACGAACTAAGAGCGGATCAATGGTATTGGAAGTGAAACCTCTGAGTCAGTCAGTGGCTCCAAAGGCTCGAAAGAGAGTGACTCATCAGTACATCAACGAAGTCATGACTTATGGTGTAAATCAGGCTAAATGGAAGGCTGCTGAGGAATATTGTAAAGATCGAAACTGGAAGTTCAAGGTGGTTACTGAGAAAGAACTATTCGGGAAGAAATAATGCCATCACTATACGATAAGTTCAAGAAAGAAATGACCTCCGCTGGCATCAAGCCAAGGACTGGTCAAGCCAGAACTTGGCTACAGAGCAAGATTGCTCAGCTGCGTATTCCATCCAGCCGCGCAAACCTACTCAATGATCCTAGTCGCGGAGGTGGTCTGGCTGTAATCGGCAAGATGTACTTCTTCAGTTATGATCCAAAGTACAAAGAGACCCTTCCAGTCTATGATCGATTCCCTCTGGTTCTTCCGATGGAACTCTATGGAGATGGATTCCTTGGTATGAATCTGCATTATCTTGATCCATATAGTCGTTTGGCTCTACTGGATCAATTACAAGACTTCATAAACAACGATAAATACAATGATACAACTAGATTCAAGTTATCATATAAGACGCTGGCTGCATCTAGAAGATATAGTTTATTTGAACGATGCGTAAAGAGATACTTATTCAGTCACATTATGTCTCCGATGATTTATATAGAGCCAGATAGTTGGGAAACCGCTATCTTCTTACCAACTGAAAAAATGGTGTATAACAACTAATGGCATTTGTACCTCAAGCATTTTTAGCAAATTATGCAGTTCATGGAGATTTTTCTAAAGTCTCAAAATTTGCTGCATATATCTTCCCACCAAAAAATTTAGAAAGCGGTGGATTATTTGGTGGATTATTACCTTTACCATCCTTTTTAAATGCTGCCAGTCTTTCGTTTCAATGCGAGGCTGCTGAATTACCAGGATATAACATCAACACCATAGAAGGTAAAGTTTATGGTGCAGCATATCACGTAGCGGCGACACCAGTGTTTAATGAATTAAACCTCACCTTTATCTGCGCTGGAGATTTATGGGAAAAGAAATTTTTTGATGATTGGATGGATTTAGTTTTACCAAAAAAGACAAGTGGTAGAACTGGGTATCTGGCATCGTTTTTTAAAGATTATTCATCTTCAATAAGAGTTGTACAATTCACAGAAGTCGGCATACCAGCATATACAGTTCAATTTGAACAAGCCTACCCATACACAATGCAACCAATGCAAACAAATTGGGCTGATGATGGTATTCATAGACTGTCAGTTGGATTTAGATACACTGAGTGGGAACGCAAGAGTTTGGTCGGAGAACTGCTTGGTAAAATTTCTGATATGATTCCAGCTCCACGCACAGGCACTGTTGATGTTGGACCATTAACCCAAACTCCTGAGCAACGCGCAACCCAAATCCGCGGTTAGGTATAATGTAATGCAAAAATATTTCGAACCATTTAAAAAAATTCCATATACTTTTGATTCCAGAGGATTGAATAAAGTTGCTGTAGTCAACATATTTCAACGCTCCGCATTTTTAAAATCTTTATATGAGAACATCGATGTTTTCTACGACTATTCTTTAAAAGATAGCGACAATTTCGAAATAGTAGCAACAAATTATTATGGAGATGCCCAATATCATTGGATAATAATGTTATTCAATAACATAGTAGATCCATATTATTCTTTACCTCTATCAAGAGAAAGATTAGACCAGTACATAATCAAAAAGTATGGATTGGTAAATGCGAGTGCACTCCATCATTACGAATTGAGAACTGTTATAGAAGAAAGCGTTAACAATACATTAATTAATAAGTCAGTGTATGTTCGCGAAGTGTCTAATCAAGAAGTTAATCATGATACTGGTAGTATATCAAACAGAACATCGTTACCATCAGTTGGACAAACGATTGAATTGGAAAACAAGGTTGTGGTTATAGATTCTGCAACATTGCGCGTCATTGATTCAATTACAGGTATTTCAAATTATCGCTATGAGTACATAGAAAATGAGAAGAAAAGGAATATTAAGTTGATTAGAAAAGAACTTATTCCAGGTATAGAAACTGAGTTCAGAAGATTAATGACAGCTGGATAATACATTATGGCTGTTTATCAAAAAAATCCTGCAGTAGTCTATACAAATTATAGAATACAAAGTTTTTCTATCTTGACAACTAATGGTCAACCTATAGATCTATCGGCTCAGGCTGTCAATTTAAGTATATTTTTTGATATATTCGTATCAACATCGTCTGGCACCATAACATTTATTGATGGTAATGATATAATTGCTGGATATGTTGATAGATTGACTGGATCCAGAGCCTCTCCTATTTGCGGATTAGAAGATCTAATTATCACATTCAGTGTGTTGGTCGACAACAAAGAAGAAACTTTTGATAAAAATTATAGAATTAATAAAGTCTATAACAGATCTCCATCTAGAAACGGTGCCAGTGTATATGAAATACACTTTGTGTCTAGTCCAAAAATAAGATCTCTAACTTCAAAAGTCAATAAGTCATATAAAGGTATTGCTAATCATGACATCGTGGCGGAAATTTGCAGAGACCATTTACTGATAGAAGATGTAGAAATTGATCAAACTACTGGCATATATGATCATATAATTCCCAATCTAAGACCATTACAGGCTATATCTTGGATTGCATCTAAATCTTACTCAAGTAGTCCATACAGCACCAGTTTTTTCTTTTTTGAAACTGTAGATGGGTTCAAGTTTAAATCGTTACAAAATTTGTATCAGCAAGAACCAAAATATTCGAACCCATATACATTTGGTAGTAAACTGATGAATGATCCCACAGATGATTCCAGAAATCCAGAATTTGAAATATTAGACTTCAATTTTCAAGAATTTGATATGCAAAATGCATTTGTGGCTGGTGGAATTTCTTCTAAGATGTTGGCTGTGGATATATTCAATCAATCCACAAATGTGTACGAAGAAAGTTTTGATAAGAACATAGGTAGCAGTTTAAATAAAAACCTTCCGTTCTATGACCCAAGATCTAAATGGTCTGAAAAGTATGATACATATTTCTTAACAGCCAGTGAAATTAAAGATCAGAGCACAGCTGTAGATAATGATGTGCAATATGTTTTAAATAGAACGCAGGCTATGGCTATGATTAGGCACTATACAATGAAATTTCAAGTTGCTGGAAACTGGTCATTATCTCCAGGAGACATAATTGAAATTGATTATTATAGATTTAAAGTTCCAGAACATAAAGCCACATCAATTGAGAAAAATAATTTTAGAAACGGCAAATTTTTGGTGACAGCGGTGAATCATACTTTACGAGGTAAGAGTATGGTTACAACAGTTGAGGTTGCATCAGATTCTCTAGCGTCTGCGTTGTCTCAGAGACAAGGAGGCGATGCATATGGCGGTGGTGATGTTCCTCCAATATTAGGTGATGAAGAAATGGAAGCATTGGCACCTATAACAATTGCGGAACCAAATTCAATACCTGTAGATATACCGACAATTCCTAGTGATTCTGTTGATATAACAGGACCAGCAGATATACCTGTTACTGGTATACCAGATTTTGGTGGCTAACCTATGTCAAATCCAATGAAAAATTTTATGGGTTTAGAAGGATTCGTCTGGTTCGTGGGCGTTGTGGAAGATCGCATGGATCCAGAGAAACTAAATCGAGTCCGTGTGCGATGCTATGGCTTCCACAGCGATGATAAGTCAGACATTCCAACGGAAGATCTACCATGGGCTTCTTGTATTGTTACACCAACCAACCCAGCGGCATATTCACCAAAAGAAGGTGATTGGGTAGTTGGATTTTTTATGGATGCATATGATGCTCAGCAGCCAGTCATCATGGGTGTTCTTCCTGGTAAACCAAAAACAAGACCACCAAGCGATAAAGGATTTTCAGATCCAAACGGTAAGTATCCAGAATATTTGAGTGAGCCAACCACCACTCGATTGGCTCGCGGCGACACACGTGGAACAGTAATCGAAACTAGAAAGAAACAAAGAAAAACTGGCGTCCGATCAACTAAGATTGGTGGTCGAAATTGGAATGAACCAGCACCAGAATATGGTGCAAAGTATCCCTATAACTACGCGCATGAAACAGAATCGGGTCATGCGTTTGAATTGGATGATACCAAGGGGAAAGAGCGAGTTCATTTAGCACACAAGATAGGAACAGCCACTGAATTTACTTCCAAAGGTGATAGAGTAGATCATATAGTCAAGGATCGATACTCTGTAGTGATGGGCAGCGACTTTATGTATGTGAAAGGATCTTGCTCAATTACTGTCGATGGTGATTGCAATATGAAGATTGGTGGTAAATGGAATGTAGAAGCCGCTGAAATCAATATCTGCGCACAAGGTCATGTAAAGATAAAAGGTGGCTCAAAGACTCAAATTGAAGCTGGTGGCGCAATGGACTTGAAGGCTGGCGGCGCAATGAAAGTTGGTGGTGGTGGTAAAGCCAGCTTCGGTGGTTCAAAAGCAGTTATATATGGAGCAAAGATTGATTTGGCAGGTGCGATAAACAATATTCCTGGAGGATCTCCAAGTACACCATCGGGGACAGGATTATCTGCTGGTGGAGCCAGCGGGTTTGTTCAAGGAGCTGCAATCGGAACGCCAGAATGGCGTGATGCGCTAGGAAAAGGTTTGATTGATATAGCAGGAAATCCTATTCCTGGAATAACTGGCGGATTGTCTGGCATAGATCTTGGTGGGTTGACTGGAGATTTGGCGGGACAGCTAGGTCAATCGCAATTTGCGTCATTGACAAAACAAGTTGCAGGAATAACTTCATCGATCAATCAATCAATTGGACAAGCACAAAATTTAATTAATCAAGGAAACAATCTGTTAAACCAAAACTTGGCAATTGGACAGTTAGAAAATGGATTACAAACTGTTGAGGCTGGTCTGAATAATCTATCAGGCGATCTGCAGAATGCTACTGTAGCACAGTTTAAGTCTATACAAGATCAAACAACTCAGTTGGTGCAATCTGCTGCAGACCAAGGGGTTACAATTAACTTAGATCCTATTAATAGTGTCAATCTGGCTGGTCCAGTCGATCCAAATCAGTATGTAGCAAATATCGGCAAGCAACTGTATCCAAAAACTGAGACAGTTCCTGTACCAACAGCAAATACGGGGTAATACATTATGTCTGTAACAGTAGGATTAGTTAAGAAAATTGTTTTAGCATATATTGGTGGTACTAAATTGATGCCTGTGCCAACTGTTAAAATCGGTGGCACAACAGCTGTCTCTCAACTTGGTGGTTTGGCTGGTATGGCATCTTCATTTATGTCAGGAGGTCTTGGTGGTATTGCAGGTGCACTGAGTGGTGGTCTGAGTGGTGCATTAGCGCAATCATTGAGTGGCGGATTGACGTCAGCATTTGGAAGTCTACAAAGTCAACTTGGTAGTTTGACAGCAGGTTTACCTTCTCTGGGATCTTTCGGAGAGGGTATCACTGGAGCGTTGTCTGGTAACTTGGGTGGATTAGAAAATCTAACTCAAAAACTCAGTGATTTAAATGTTGATATGAATTCACTCAGTAACTATGTTGGTCAGGTTGGGAGTCTATCAACCATTACACAATTAAAAACTGCAGTGGGAGAGGTCGGCGCGGGGATTTCTATTGGAGAACTAACCAACATAAGCGCATTAAATACCAAATTACAAGGCATTGGAGTCAATCCTGCAGACTTTGGTAATTTAAATGAACTGACCAATGTAGGTAAATTGTCAGATACTTTAAGCAATATGGGAGTGATTGGAGATTTCAATTTTGGAGATCTATCTGGCATAACTGCAAGCATACCATCACAAGTACAGCCAATTAATATGGGCAATTTTGGTGCTTTAGTCGAGGAAAATGGTGGATTGAATGGATTAGCTAAATCACTTGCGACTGGTGGGGTTTCATTAGATGAAACTCTAGCGTCTATATCTGTGAATCCAGCAGCTGTTAATATCAATGCAGCTAAGTCAACATTGTCTAGCCTAACTGCATGTAACTATAGTGGACTAGATTCAACGCTGTCTTCCATCTCAGGAGAAGCTGCATTGGCTCCTGCGTATCAACAACTAAAGTTAGCCTTGGGTGGTCCAGACGGATTGAGTGGATCGGTTGCATACGTGAATGCGTTTGAAGACCACACCAATAGATTATCTGGAGTTACGCTTTCATCAGATATAACTGGAATCATACCAGAAGAAGAAAATACAGAGATATTTGAATACAAGTATGACCTACCAATTAATACTCAGACTGTGATCGCACACTTCAATCCACAGAAGATTCGATCAGCTAAGTTCTTCGTCCAAGCCACATCTAATGTCGACCATCAATCCTCTGAAGTATTCGTGGTCCATGATAACCAAAGAGTGTATACTCGAGAGGTTGATGTAATCTATACACATGATCCGTTTATTACATTTACCAGCCAATTTGCAGCTGATAATGTTACAATTATGGCTACCAGTACTAAAGTCAATACTGATATGGTAATCTATAGCATTAGATTACCTGTTATCACAAAGGCTAACTCGGATCACACCTTTGACCAAAGTAAATTGATCGAAAATGCTCGCGCTCTATCTGGATTCTTCCCAGAAGATAAGGTAGATTATGTGGCTGCACAGGCAGGTAGTCTACAAAATGGCGGTTCCGTTTCCCAGCTGAATACAGAGATAAACGAGGCTTTGGTAAAATTGCAGAGCAGTCAATTTACCTCCCTATCAACTGAGGGTAAAAAAGAGTACATAAACTCAATTGCAACTGCTATAAATACAAAGAGCGTAAGTTTACAACAATCAATTGACAAAGATCTATCAGCCTACGCTGATGTGGAGAAATTGGTGAATGCGGCTGATGTAGTTTCTACTCTGGTCGTAAATTATGCATCAACAGATACTAAGAGATTGTATGACGTTACAACACTAAAGGCTGATTAATGGCTGTCATTAGAAAGAAAACTAGATATCTAGATCTAGATTTAAATTTTACTCCGCATCCTATTACTGGAGATATAGTAAAAGTTAAAGATGAAAAGGCTGTTATAGCTGCTATTGGTAATCTTATACAAACTAATTATTATGAAAGATTGTTCAGGCATGAAATTGGCTCCAACATCAATAAAATGTTATTTGAACCAGTAGATCTCATAACTTCCACAAACATAAAAGATGGTTTGGAAAGAATAATAAATGAGTTTGAGCCTCGAGCAAATATTCAAGAATTACTTGTGACGCCTAATGAGGATGAAGAAAGATACGATATTTCATTGAGTATATCTATCAATAATCTATCAGACCCTTTTACTATTAATTTCTTCCTAGAGAGAATAAGATAAAATGGCAGAAAAAAAGATTACCATATCAGAACTAGATTTTGATACTATCAAAACAAACTTAAAGACTTTTCTAAAGAGCCAGTCTGAGTTTGCCGATTACAATTTCGAAGGTTCTGGTATGTCTGTATTGCTGGATGTTCTAGCATACAATACACACTATATGGGCTATTACATGAACATGGTTGCTAATGAAATGTTCATTGACACTGCTCAGTTACGAGAATCCGTAGTATCTCACGCTAAACTACTCGGCTATACGCCAGCTTCCAGAGTGGCATCTCAAGCCACGATTAATGTTTCTTTCCAGGAAGTGAGTGGTGGATCAAATAGTTCTCTGACGATTCCAAGATTTACAAGATTTGTTTCCGCTTCTAAAGATTCAGTGACATATAACTTCGTAAGTGTGGAACAAAGAATTGCCACCAAAGATAATGATGGATACTTTGTTTTCCCAAATGTTAGAATCAAAGAAGGTGTGCCAGCATCGTATACTTTTGTGTACGATTCACAAACAAATAGCAAACAAACATTTACTCTACCAGATGCTGGAATTGACATTTCAACCTTGTTAGTCAGAGTTCAGAAGTCAACTAGAAACGCAAATTTAGAAACATTCGTCCTAGCAGAAGACGCCACCGAAGTGAACTCTACTGCAGCTGTGTATTACATAGAAGAAAATCGAGAAGGACAATATCAAATTTATTTTGGCGATGATGTAATTGGTAAAAAATTGACTGATGGTAATATTGTTATTGTTTCATATTTGGTAACTTCTGGTGATGCAGCAAACGGAATCAAAAGATTTAAACTACTTGATAATGTAAAAACTGGTTCTACTCCAACAATAACATTAGTGACAGAATCTTCAGATGGTAAATTGGAAGAATCTATAGATAATATTAGATTTACTGCACCAAAATCATTCGTCGCGCAGAATAGAGCTGTCACAAAGAATGATTACATCTCATTGATCAATAAGAATTACCCATACTTTGATGCTGTTACCGTTTGGGGTGGTGAGGAAAACAATCCTCCAGTGTATGGTAAGATCTTCTTTTCGATTAAACCACGTGGTAACTATGAGGTGACCGCTACTGAGATTGAGTATCTAAAAAGCGAAATCATTAGACCAGTTAGCGTCTTAACTGTAACGCCAGAATATGTGGCTCCTGATTACAATTATCTAAATTTGATCATTGACGTGGTATACGATCCAAGAAAAACTACAAAAACTGCATCAGAAATTAAAACATCTGTTGCTAATTCTGTTACCACATTCGCAAATCAATATCTAAACACATTCAATAATACTCTGAAATTGTCTAGACTAATACGTGCTGTCGATGATTCAGATCCATCAATTGAAAATAACAATGTTAAGTTGATGCTCGAGAAAAGATTCAGACCAGCATTGGGTCAATCAAAGAGTTATAGATTAGATTATGGCGTTCCTCTAAAGAGAGGAACAGCGACTGATAGGATCTATAGTGAACCATCATTTACTTATTATGATGAATTTGGTACTCTAAGAACTGGATTTATTGAAGAAGTACCACAATCCTTTTCTGGTATAGAAGAAATAGAAATTATTTCAAACGGAAGCGATTATACAGAAATACCAGAAATTGTAATTGAAGGTGATGGTGAAGGTGCTATAGCGCAAGCAGTAATAGTAAACGGTAAGTTAAAATCAGTCGTTGTTGTCAGATCTGGATCTAACTATTCAGCTGCAGTCGCAAGAGTAGTTGGTGGTGGTGGAAGTGGTGCTACGATTAAACCATTACTGCAAGGTAAAAAGGGTACTCTCAGACTGTATTATTTTGATAGCAACAATGTTAAGAAAATAATCAATCCTAATATCGGAGCAGTTTACTATCTGGATGGATATCTAGAGTTATATAACTTTCAACCTGAAACGGTATTTGATGCATTTGGCACTTTGGTGTTCAAGGCTGTTCCGAACACAACTGTATTTTCGTCAAAAAGAAGTTCTATACTAACACTTGATACAACCGATCCTGCAGCAGTTCAGATTAATATTAGCCAAGTTTCAAGTTAATGTCAACATCACAAAAAACTATTTCTGCGTTAATTAATCAGCAGCTGCCTGATTTCGTCAGAGCAGATTATCCTCGATTTAGAAACTTTCTAGAAAAGTATTACGCTTGGTTGGAAGACGAGACTAAAGGCAACACAGTCTATCATATCATGCACTCTGAGAAGTATCGTGATATAGATGAGACTATTGATCCTTTTATTCGTATCTTTAAGAATGAGTTGTTGCCATATTTTCCAGAGAGAACAGAACTTGATTTAATTAAAATTCTAAAGAATGCTAGAGAATTTTATATCAAGAAAGGTAGTGAAGAATCAGTAAAGTGGCTGTTTAGAGTTTTGTTTAATGAAGAAATTCAAGTATACTATCCAAAACAGCAAATTTTAAAAACATCTGATGGTAAATGGAAACTACCAAAAGCATTCCAATTAACATTGAGCGATGCAAATCAGGGTATAAATCCAAATCTATTAGAAAGGCATAAAGGAACTGGATCAGAGTCAACCGCTACCTGTATCATTGAGTCCGCAAACATTACCATTGATCCGAATCTTGGTACAGAGATCTTGGAAATATATGTATCTAATGTATTCAAAGACTTTATTAATGGCGAGAATCTTGAGATTCCATATACTGATGAAAATGGAGTTGATCAAGTATTCGTTGAGAAAATTATTGGTGCAATTTCAGGAATACGCATAGACTCAAACATTAGAACTGATCCTTTGCAAATTAGAAGAGGATTATTATACAACGTCGGCGATCCAGTGGTCGTATATGGCGGATTGGATAGCACTCCACAGGCTCGCGATGCTATTGCTTATGTCGGCAATGTATCTGCTGGATCCATTGAGGGTGTAACACCAGTGTTTCCTGGTTATGGTTATAGAGCATATACCAATACCATTTCCATTGTTTATAGTAGCGAAGGTGATGATCCTAACGCTAATGCAACCACTGACATTCGAGTCAGTGGATTAAACTTAATCAATGTAGCTGGTAATAGCCAGATCTCATTCCAGGAATATATCTCTGTTGATAAGATGCCAATTGAATATTTAAAGACTGTTCAAATTGGAGATGGTAGCACAGAGTATGAAGTGTTCACAGTAGACAATAGAAATATTGTATTGGATGCTACAGAAACAGATGAAGATGACGTCTTCAATACTTATGAAGATGTATATGCCAACTCAGCTGGATCTTATCTAACAGCAAACTTTAGAGCACAGATAGCCACATCTAATGATGGTTCAACATTCGGAAACTTCGGTGGTGGCACTCCATATACAGGAGATCTACTATTAATTAATGTGCATCTATATGATGGGGATGATGAGTTGACAGTTGACACTGCCAATTTACAAGCTGTGTTGGACATAGGTGGAACACCGCATCCAATTTATACCAGAACAACTGCTAAGGTATTCACACCAAATTCAGTTACTGCAGACAGCATTCCAGCAAATGCTAATTCACAGATAATACAAGCGTTGACCTATGAGACGTTAGAAACTGGTGGTATCGCTTTGTATAACGTGATTGATGGTGGTAATGGATTTAGAACAACACCAACCATTGGAATCACCAGTTACTTTGACACTTATCTGTCAGAAGCGCAAAAACTATCATTGGTTGATAATGATGAGTTTTTAGAAAATGAAGATTATCAAACATACAGACAACCATTGGGTGGGTTTGGTAAGATTGCGCACGTGTATATTGATAACCCAGGAACTGGTTATACAACTGGCGATCAAATAGTAATTGGAGATAGAGGATATGGATTTGTTGGCACTGTCACTGTAAATGCAACAGGTTCTATCATAAGAACTAATATCACAAATAGAGGCGAAGGATACTATGGTCCTAAGACAGTGAGCGTATCGTCTTCTGGCGGAGAAGGTGCTGTATTAAGTGCATATGGTTTTGGTGAAGGTGTGATCAATGAAATCAACACTGGTGCTATTGGTCGTATTCGTGATATTCGATTAATTTCCAGAGGATTTGATTATGTCGAAGCACCGACAGTTTCGTTGAAAGTTGTTGATATGGTAGTTACTGGTGTTTCTGAATTTGAATCGTTAAATGAAGGCGAAAGAGTTTATCAAGGCGACAGTTTAGCAACTGCAACATTCCAAGGTATAATTAAAGACTTCAATCGAACAACAAATGCATTAAGACTATTTAATTATTCTGGCGCATCATTCAACAACTTTGATCCAACACTACCGTTTACGTCAGAAAATGGTACAACATTTACAGTAGATACATCAAGAACAGTTACTCCACCTGCACAGTACCCAGTTGAGACTCAACTGAGTGGGTTGCCAAATCCATATTTTTATGGCAATGGTAGAGGAAAGGCTGCAGCAGATTTCTTCAATGGATTGATCAAATATCCAGGATTCTATATTAATACAGATGGATTCTTGAGTGCTGACAAGAAGATTCAGGACTCAAAACTGTACCACAACTATTCTTACATCATTGAGTCGAACAAATCTATTGGTGAATATAAGAATGTAATTAAAGACATTGTCCATCCTATTGGTATGTCTATGCTGGGTAGATTAAAAACTGAAAACGAATTGAATGACTATATTACTGCGAATTCCACCACTTATATTAATTTAATGAATGAGCCAGGATCAAACATCACTGTCGCTGATTCCAGAACAAATATTGTGACAGGTGTATCAACTGCATTTACTAATACCTCACATATTACATCTGCGCAGTATGCTGTGGCTGGCGATCTGTTAACCATCATAGACCCAAATAATCCTCTGAGAAGTCAGGCTAAAATTATTACAGCGGTCAATTCTGATACAGAATTGGAAGTTGAGAGCGACTTCACCTATATTGGTCAGGGTAAAATCAGATCAAATATAGAATTCACGCAAGTTACAGGAACTGTTACAATAAACCCAGAATTATCGGTCGGTACTGTGGAGATTAATTCACCAATAACTGGCACAGCAAATGTCACCAAATCTAGTAACGTAGTAATTGGAGAGTCTACCGTATTTGAAACCGACCTTGAAGTTGGAGACACCATTTCTATTAACAATGAAATTAGGAAAGTCGTTGTAATCAGAAACAATACAACGCTGGAAGTGAATACAAACTACAGATTTACTAGCACTGCTAATGACATACATTTATCCAGCAATGTGGTTACTGGAACATCAACCAATTTTGATCCAGAAATTGCGGTCGGAGATATTATTACGATCAATAATGAGGTCCGTAAAGTTACTGTAAGAACAGACGATACGACATTGGTAGTAAACACTCCATTTAATTACTATGCAACTGCGCAATCTTTATACAAAGCAAACATATATGTTGCAGGCGATGGAACCTCATTTACCACTGAACTACAGGCTGGTGACTATATCAAGATTAATGATGAAATTAAGAGTATTGATACTATCACCAACGATACATTATTGGCTGTAAACAGCGTATTTTCCGCGTATGCAACTGATGCTAATGTATATTTAATGGATGATACCAGAATTACAATATATGGAAATACTAACACCATATTTGACTTTATAAATACTGGTGATCAATTATCATTTAACATTGCAGCCGCTAATTTGATGTTGGGAATGGCTAATGGTGTTGCAGACATAACCCTAGAAGATACTCAGGTCGTAGGAACAGGTACATATTTTACCTTAGATCTACTGGTCGGCGATACTATCATGATAAATAATGAAATAAGATTGGTATCATCGATCGACGATGATGAGAATTTAAATGTGAATTCAGCATTTACAAGCACTGCAACTGGAGAACTGGTTTATAAGAGAGAATATGTAGTGAATGCTGATGTGGAATTCGCTTCTGGGACAGAAAGCGGAAATGTGTTATTGACTAACTTGGTAATAAACGCTAACTTAGAGTCTATTGTTTACAAAGTTGTGCCAGACTACAACTCAGTAGAATATGACTATGAAATTTTAACGGTAACGGATTAATCAATGAAATCTATCATTACTCAATATCTAAGATATCAATTAGTAGAAAGGTTGAAATTGGATACATTTTCAGTTTCCTCTAACACCTACATTGGTATTGGTCGACCAATACGTTGGGGCGATGATTCAAATGAAACTGCAGATGAAATTGAATCGCCAACATACACTATCAACTATAGAAATCAGTTAAACAGAGACTTGGTGGCGATTAAGAAGGTACAAATATCTGATATGGCGTTAGTCGTTCCCAGAAGAGATTGGGTGTCTGGAGTTAGATATGATCCGTATGAAGACCACATAGAAATCTATAGTCATGAAGCCAAAACTTTAGTTGGTAATGCCAACACGATATCTTCCAGCACTGAACTTGAGGAAGATGAGAACGGTATATTTACAGCTGCAAGTTTAGATGTCGGTGATATTATTCGTATCAATGGAGAAACTAGAGAAATAGTTGATATTGATGCGGGCAATGGTTTGTTAAATGTTAACATTGCGATGACTACTACTGCAACTGCAGAATCTATGATAAAGGTGTCTAATACCTATCCACAATTTGCAAATAATTTCTATGTTCGCAATTCTAAAGATCAAGTATTTAAATGTTTATATAATGATGGTGTAAATTCAACCATTCAACCAGAAATAGACATAGATGGTCAGCTTCCAGAAAACCCATATATTCTAACTGGAGATGGCTATAAATGGAAATATCTATACACCATTCCATATGGACTAAAACAAAAGTTCTTCACCAACAACTGGATGCCTGTTGTAAAAGACAATACAGTCGTCGCAGGTGCGATAAACGGTAGAATTGATATTATCACTATATTAGATGGGGGAAGTGGTTACTATACAATCGGTCAATCTGGTAATAGTAACACGCTACCGATTATATCAGTTGTTGGCGATGGAACTGGAGCGAATGTAACTGCAAAAGTAGAAAGTGGTGTAATTACGGATCTAAACATTCTGAATGGTGGTAGCGGATATACCACAGCGGAGATAGTTGTAACAGATGACGATAAAGATCCAGATGGAGATACAGCATCATTTGACGTTATAATTGGTCCTCCATCTGGACATGGAGTTGATCCAGCACGAGAACTTGGTTGTTTTTCGATAATGATCTCGGTAGAACTTAACGAACAAGAATCTGGCAAAGTCCCAGTCAGTTCAAGTTCTGGCGACTTCGACTTTAGACAGATTTCTCTAATCAGAGATCCAATACTATCAACTGGGTATTATGCTAATGGATCTGTATATACTGCTGCAACTATTTACACTCTGACAGATCCTGGTATTACCAACTTCATTAATGACGAAACTGTGTATATCGGATCAACTTTAGAAACAGCAACATTTACTGGGACAGTAGTTTACTGGGATCCAAATACCAATCAATTGTACCTAAACAATCTAGCAGGAACAACTGAATCTGGTCAATCAATTACTGGAGTTACTAGCGCAGCAGTCGCAACCGTATTGTCTAGATCTGCCTCAGAAATGAGACTCTTCACTGGGGATTTACTATATATCGAGAATAGAGCAAAAATTATTCGCGACATTGATCAATCAGAACAAATTCGTATCGTTTTATCATTCTAGTAGGATAGCCAATGGCAACAGAATTCAACATCGACCCATATTACGACGACTTTAAGCAGAACGCGAAAGAAAATAACTATGTTAAGATTCTTTTCAAGCCTGGAGTTTCCGTTCAGGCACGCGAACTGACTCAAATTCAGTCTATTCTACAGAATCAGATTAAAGCATTTGGTGATCACATCTTTCAAGATGGTTCCCCAGTTATAGGAGGAAATCTTTCTTTAGATAACAATATCACATATGTCAAATTAGATGACACCTATAACAATGAAGATATTGAGTTAGATCAGTTTGACGGTAGAGTTATTGTTAGAGATTCTGATGGACTTGTGCAAGCCAAGGTTCTAGCGACATATTTCCCAGCTGGTGGTTCACCAACTCTAATGGTGAAGTATGTCAGCGGTATCGAATTTGACGATGGTGATATTTTCAGAGTTGCAGGAACAACTCGCAGAGCCAAGTGTATTGACTCTCAGGCTACAGGAAGGGGAACCGTTGTTTCAATCAACGAAGGTATCTTCTATGTTGATGGGTACTTTATCGAAGTCTCTGAGCAAACTACTGTGGTCAGTGCATATTCTCAGCTTGCAAATGCTAAGATTGGTCTAGAAATTACTGACGAAGTTGTAGATTATGTGGTAGATTCTACATTGCTAGATCCAGCACAGGAGTCCTTCAACTATCAGGCTCCTGGTGCAGATCGCTATCAATTCAATCTATCTCTAAGCACCAGACCTCTAGAAACAGCTGTTGACGAATCAACTTTCTTTGAGTTGATGCGCGTCGAAAGTGGTGCTATCACTAAGCAAGTCAAGTACCCAATCTATTCAGAAATTGAAAAGACTCTGGCTAGAAGAACCTTTGATGAGTCTGGAGACTATACAGTTATTCCATTTAGAGCATCTGTCGCAAAATCCCAAGATGCTGCCAACTATATCATCAACATTGAGCCAGGAAAGGCTTATGTTAAGGGATTTGAGTTTGAAACTCTTGGCACATTTAAGATGGAAGTTGCTAAACCACGCGGTGAAACAGATCTGAAGAGTTTGATTGATATTGATTATGACACTTCATATGGCAATTATATCAAGGTCAAGGATCTATATGGTCCAAAAGATAGCGATGGAAATACATTTATTGATATAGAATCATTAGAGAGAGTTGATCTACACTTAGTAGACACATCAAAGGTTGCTGTTGGTCATGGCACCGCAACCTCTCCTGCTATCTATGCAAATACTAAGATTGGAACTGCTCGAATTAGAAATATCAAGAGAGACCGATCATCTGGAGCAGCTGACTATGATAGTGCTGGTGTTTATAGCATATATCTAGCAGACGTAAACATTGAACCAAAAACAGCAATTTTAACTGGTGGAACTAGCGATACTATCGTGCTGCCAGCAAATTTTTCTGCTGCAACTAATGCATATCAAAATGTAACCGTAACGATTCTACCAATTCAATTTACTACAGTCTCAGCTGCCGCAGATCTCTATGCTAATGGATATGTGACTACAACTGGAGCAGCATTTACAGGTACTGTGTACACTGGTGATGTTATTCGAATTGCTGATTACACCAGACAAGTAATCAATGTTGCAGCCGACGGTAATTCGCTTCGTATGAATAGTGGCGTAACTGCTAATATCACTGGAGCAAGTTTGGATGTTTATGTACAGACTGCATATTCTTCTGGTGTGACAGGACAAACTCGTAAGATTGTAAGTTATAATGGTGGTACGCTAACAGCAACTTTAGATAGACCATTCGACGAAGGTGCTGCGCCAGTGGCAGGTGAGGTTGTACAATTAAACTACGCTCTAAAAGATATGGAATCTTTTATGGAGGCGAATGCAGCTGGAGCAGGTGTTGTCAACACTGCTGCAAACGTATCAGTACAAACAAGATTGATTAATGGAGATGTGGCTACATTTGAAAATGACGACAAGGTTTTAGTGTATCGTCTGCCTAAAAACTATGTGAAGCGTGGAGATGGAATAACTCCTGGTATCACAAACGTAGATTATGTACATACCAAATACCAATCAATTAATGCACCAACTTCAGCGTCATCTGGTGTGTTCAGATTTACTCTTGAGGCTCATGAAACAATTCCATGGTCATTTACTAACTCAAATGCTGAGGATAATCTAATTGTTGTCGCAAGACAAACTAGCGGCGCTGGTGCATCTGATGAAATATTGGTCGTTCCTGGTGCGAATATCTCCTCAGTTGTCAATGGTATTGAAATTGATACTGGTTTCCCAGATCTACAAAAGGTTGACGTTCTATGTAATGTTAAGAATAACGATGCTGAAAACAGAATCAGAACAAAGGTATTAAATAGCAATACCACCCCAACCTTATCTCCATTCAATTATCCAGCACCAACAGATCTTAATACAGATTATACTGTATCAGTTCCTGCATATGGTTCTGTTGCTAAGATTAACGTAGACAGTGGTATGGTGTTCATAACTGATCCAACTTATACCAATATCTATCCTGGAGACTCAATTAATCTCTTTGTTCCAGATATTGTTAAAATTCGTAAGATTATCAAGGGAACTGTAAATGACCCAGCTGATTCTGGTAACTATACAGACATTACAGACCATTTTGTAGTCGACTATGGTCAGAAAGACGATATCTACGATCATGCCAAGTTGATATTAAAGCAAGGTTACCCATCACCAAATGCGCAAATGACAGTGCACTTCGATTTTTATGAGCATTTATATCCATCTGGTGGTGATTCTACTTTCTTCTGCGTAGACTCTTATGATTCTAGCATTGATGATGCTGGTAGCACTCCAATATACTACTCCTCAAAGAATGGCGTGTATGATCTGAGAGATTGTTTGGACTTCCGATCAACTCGTCAAATTGGTGTTTCGACTGGAGCAATTCAAACATGCGCTTTACCAGCACCAGACATCTCAACTGAATTGTCCTTCTCATATTATCTGCCAAGAATTGATAAGTTAGTATTGAGTAAGACCAAAGAGTTCAAGATTATTCAGGGTGTTTCTGCGCCAAACCCAGTTGCACCACCAGATCAAGAAGATTCAATGACTTTATATGTCATCTATCTTCCACCATATGTAAACGACGTCAATAAGATTCGCCTACAGTATATCGAGAACAAACGATATACTATGAAAGACATCTCAAAGATTGATAAGCGTGTAGATCGTATTGAATATTATACAGCTCTAAATTCTATTGAGAATAAAGCCTTTGACGATACTTCTCAGTATGAAGATGGTACGGAAAAGGAAAAGTATGGTATAATCGGTGAGAATTTCCGTAACTTTAACATTGCTGATTATCGTCATCCAGATTTCAACTGCAGTATGGTAAGAAATGCACTAACACCATTCTTCAAGAATAGAGTAAATGGTACTAAGATAGTTTCAACTTTAAACGCAACTGAAAACGAAAAGACTATCACCATGGCATATACTGAAGTTCCTGCAATCGTACAGGGCGTGGCAACTGAGAAGATTGTATCTGTGCAGCCATTCTTGTTTGGCACATTTATGGGTGATCTAAGAATCACTCCAGATATTGACTACTGGGTTGCAACTGATCTCAAGCCAGAAATTATTCGTGGTCCTGAGTATACAAAGGAAGTCAATACAATTACAAATACAGTCACCAAAGAAATTATTAAAGAAATTAATACAACTCAGGTAATTGTTGAGAGAGTGAAAGAAAGAACAGTTATTGTGACTGTACCTGCTCCTGCTGTGAATAACTCACCAGCTCTAATTGAGGTTCCAAAAACTGATCCTCCACCTCCTGAACCAGAAGATGAGAGACCAGTACAAAAAGATCCTCCACCACCCGTGGTTGTGGATGAGCCAACTCCTGTTCCTCCACCAGCTCCAGAACCTGAGCCTGAGCCAGAAGTTGAGGTATTGCCAGACATTATCTCGCCAATTATTATTCCTGCAGAAACGCAGCCTGAAGATCCTCCATATGAGCCACCTCCGCCAGAGCCAGAGGTTGAGGCTACTATTGCGCCAGAGCCTATTGTAGCATCTACATCTTCAACAACATCGTTTGGTGGTGGTGGATGTGTTGCATTGGAAAGTTTTGTTCCTGTGGTTGAAGGTAACTCAGTAAACGGAAAACCAGTTGATCAAGCCTATCAAGTTGCAAGAATGCACAAGTTACTATTATGTGATCTAAATACTTTGTCAAATGTTGAAGGTAAGGTCAAGGATTCATTTGTTGATTATCAAGTATGTCATAATGTCGTAACTGAATCTGGAGCGTCATTGGTATGTTCTGATACTGCTCCAATACCAACTAAGGATAATGGTATCAAGAATCCACCTGAGTTGGTTGGTGAGTTGGTGCCAGTACTTCGTAATAACAGTATTACATGGGAAAAAGTTGTTTCAAACGAAAATATGGGATATAAGTTTGTGAAGGTTATTGATGCGTATGACAATTACTTCTGGGCTGGTGCTACAGCTGATGCGTTCATACTACACCACAATATCATTTCTCAATTTAGAATTCAAGATCTAAGTTACGACAAGAAATAAGGGTAATTTAAATGGCAGACATTTTTGTACAACAAGGAACTCTAGTATCAGAAGTTTCTTTGATTCCATTTATCCGCAAACAAGATATTGTTTTCGATGCTGATAATCTTCGCCCATATAAAATTGCGCGTATGTTTTTTGACGAGATTGCGGTTAATCGCTGGTGTCAAAAGTCAAATAAAATTGTACTAAACTCTAAGAAAAGATTAACTGTCAACGCAAATAGCGCATTAGCGCACTCAGGAAACACAGTATATCAAGGAACTTCCTTCGAAGGAGCAACTTTTACTGCGAAGGTCGACACGTTTAATAGTGGAACTGGCATACTTGTAATCAACAATATGTCAGGTAATTTTGATGAGAGTGCTGTAGTTTATGTGCAAAACGCCAACGGAACTACTGCATTCAGCGGAAACATTATTTCAATCACCAATCAAAATACATCAGATATTTTCTATGGTGGTGAAGAATTAATTTGTCCAAATAATAATATTTTCTTCCAAGTAATTGGCACTTCTGGTGAAAATATTCTATATGTAAATGAAAACTTCGTAACTATTGACGTCTCTACCACTGATCAGGCGTATATATCTCAATTTAAAGTCGGTGAGTTAGTATTCCAAAATCCGACTGGTGTGAATAGAGCCAACTTGAGATCTTATCTTGCAAAAGTTGTTTATGTAACACCAACTGGCGGTTCCATTTCTCTACAGACAATTAATGGAACATTGAATGTTCATCCAACTGATACAGAAGCAAGACTGTGGAATGGATCAAACCGATCTGTGCAAAATCCTTTGCAGTGTAACGATGTTAAGTTGTATGACATGCAAGCGAATAATGTCATAACATCAATCAAGAATCCTACCAAGAACGTATCAATAGTTTCCCACATACACAGTTCTGGTATCATCGCTAACACTGATGCTGCTACAGATTTAAGTGCAGATTACATATATGTCAGTTCATCCAATACCAGTATCGCTAATGGAAATCTAATGTATTTCACAGCTGGATCTGGTCTAGGTCAGCTGCGAAGAGTTATAGAAATTGACGGAAAGAAAATTAGGTTGAATTCTGCTCTTACAATCAATCCAACACATACAACCAAGTATTCATTGGGCAATCATGTTGTTGACGAAAATGGTTCATTGTCAGGTATCTTCAATCTCCCAGCTGAACCAAACTTCAAGTTCAAGACTGGTGAGAGAGTATTCACCGTAACAGACACTAATAAACTATCAGATACTGACTTCACAATGAAGGCTTCTGCCAAGTTTACTGCTAGTGGTTTATTGAACAAGGCTCAGAGAATTGTGACGACTCCAATCAATCGTCCAATGCCTGAGTATAATCCAGATAATCCGATTACTCCATTAGATCCAACAGAAAGAACATATAATTCAACTACCACGACTCAGCCAGTTGTGGGTACTACCACTACTGATATCCCAAGAATTCAGATTTCTGACGGATTGTCACAAACATTCTTTACGCCAAAAACCAAAGGCAACAAAGTAAATAGTGGCATTTTTGCAACATCCATTGATTTGTTCTTTAAAAATAAACCAAGCACAGCAAATGGATCTCTGCAATTACCTGTAACTGTTAAAATTGCTGAAGTGAAAAATGGTTATCCAACCAAAAACTATTTGGCTGCTAAGACAATTAAGGCTAAAGATGTGAAGGTTTCAACTAACCCAAGTACATCAAATGCTGCAACATATACCAAGTTTACTTTCAATGATCCAGTCTATCTATTACCAGACAGTGAGTATGCAATCGTAGTTTCTTCTGAATCGCCAGAATACGAACTATACATTGCGGAGATTGGTGGTAATGTGTTAGGTGCTGATCCTCCTCGTCGTATTTCTGAACAACCATATGCTGGTTCATTGTTCAAGTCTCAAAACGCTACAACTTGGACTCCATACCAGAATCAAGATTTGATGTTCGTTGTCAATAAGGCGAAATTTAATATTGGCACTTCATCAAGTGCTACATTCAATCTTGAGGTTCCTCCTGGTTATACGCAAAATGTGGATAGAGTAATGTTGCACAGCAACCAATTAACTTTCCCCAAAGCGAGCATTGATTACAGAGTAAAGAGCACATATAAATCAAACAACAATTTCGAAAGTGTTGGATATTATGTGGCACCACATAAGCAATTCTTATATGGTAATCTATTAGACGCTGCGGTCAGAAAGACTTCTTTATCTAATACAAACAGTCGATTGATTCAGTTTGGTAACGCAAACAGTATCATGATCGTTACTGAGTTTGCTTCTTCTGACGAAGACATTAGTCCAGTGTTTAACCAAGAATCTCTCTCAGTCATCACATCTGAGCACAATATTAATAACGGTGAACTTCCAAATACAGTAATCAGCGTTGTTAATCGCGGTGTTGGATACAATGCAGTGGTCACAACAGGCAACTCAATCCACACTCATTCTGGTGGAACAGAAACAGACACTGATCTAGCAGATGCGGCTCAGGCGTTCAGAGAAACTTTCCTGGACACCGATTATGATGTAGGTTTTTATGCTATATCTATTTCTGGTGGCGGTGGTACTGGTGCGAATGGATTTGCTGTAGCCAACACTACTGGCACAGAAACGATAGACTATATCGTAATTACAGAAGGTGGATCTGGATATATTGAAAATCCAACTATCACCATTGCTCCTGGTAACACTGCAACTTCCGTAACTGCTGCAGCGATTATTAATGGTGAAACTGGTAAGAGCGGTGGTAATATTCGCGCTAAATATTTAACAAGACAAATAGTCCTAGAAGATGGATTTGAGTCTGGAGATCTTAGAGTATTCATGGATTGTATTAGACCAAACGGAACTGATATCCAAGTATATTATAAAGTGTTGTCTGGAGAAGATTCAGATAGATTCACTGATAAAAGATGGGTTCGTATGTTGAAAAAGGTGGATAAGAACTCTAAGAGTTTGCGAGATATAATTGAACTAGAATTTAAGCCAAATCTAGATGAAAACAAATTATATTATTTCGATAGTGGTCAAAAGTATCCTATCGGCGACAAGTTTAAGTATTTTGCAATCAAGGTTTGTATGTTATCTGAAGACGAGGCAGTTATACCAACTATTCGAAATCTTCGTATTATAGCTGCTCCAGAGGGATAATATGAAATTAAAAGTTAAGGAAAATGAGAAATTTGTGAGAGACTCAAATAACTTAGCAATCTTAAACACTGATGAGAATGCTATAAAGAAGCATGAACTTAAAATGGAACAGCTTCGTAAACAGAAAGAGCGCGATAGAGAAATCCAGACGATAAAGAACGATTTAGCGGAACTAAAACAATTATTGAGAGATCTAGTAAATGGCAAGTAGTACAAATATCAGTGATGTAGCAACAGCCAATACGTTTGACGAATGGCGTATACAGACTAATTTGATTGGCGATGATGCCAATGAAATTGCTCGCGGCGATTTTATCAAACCTGCAGGAAATGTTACCATTAGCGATGGTTATTTGCTACTAGATAAGGGATCTGGAATCACTCTAGAAGTCGACGCAGATGCTCGCGTCTCTGGTCTTCTGGATCTGAAGAATCTAGAACAAGACGCTGATGGATATTTGTATAGCGAAGCAGGTGATATACAGTTTCAGAATGCGGAAGTCATTATACAAGTTGCTGGAAACACTCACACCAGATTTTTGTTCAATAACACATACTCAAGTTTAGCAAACGTCAATGCCAATGGATACATAGAAACCACTGGCGTTCACTCTAATAATGATTTGTTCATGAACATTGCAAATGTTCTGAAAGTGAATACTACTGGAACTGTAAACATCAGTGCATCTGCCACATCTCAAGGTAATTTAAACGTAGCCAATCTACATGTCGAAACACACGCAGATATAGTTAGCGCATTTGTTGGTAGTTTGGAAGTCGATACTCTAACAACCAATAGCCCTATCCAAGGTGAGGCTGAAATCGCTGCAGGAACTTATAGATTAAGAGTTGGTGCTTTAACCGACGGCGATGGTTCTTTTGGAGTTTGGAGAGGAAGTTCTACTAAAGGTAATGCTTGGATTGAGTTCTCATCTGGAGATGAAGTTTGGAAAGTAACCAACAGCGATATGGGTCTGGATGGATTGGGTGGTAATCCTGCTACATACTACACTATTTTGACAACTGCAAATCTAACTAATGATCTTGCAAACACTAGCCAATACGCTATTCCTTCTGCGTTTTTAGCGAATTCAATTTACGAAACACTAAGTTCAACTAACGAAGCCGCTGATGCTGCTGCGAATACAACTAGCGTTTCTGCTAATAGCGGCTCTGTTCTATACAAGAGAGTAGTAAATTTCGTAAACACAGAACAAGTTATAGTCTCTGTGGCAGAATCAACACAACCAGGATTTCAAGGCACTGTTGCAAATGTCTCATTCACAGTAACAGAGGCAGTTGGTCGTCAGGGTTCTCCAGGTGTACAAGGTGCGCAAGGTGTTCAAGGTGACCGCGGAATACAAGGTGCACAAGGCTTGCAGGGCGCGCAAGGTGTTCAAGGTCTAATTGGCAGACAAGGTGACCGCGGAATACAAGGTGCACAAGGCTTGCAGGGCGCGCAAGGTGTTCAAGGTCTAATCGGTAGACAGGGCGAAAAGGGTGATGTTGGTATTCAAGGTGTACAAGGTCTTGCTGGTACATATGGAGTTAGAGGTGGTGTTGAATATAAGATGGACACCACTGTTAATGGAACTCCAGCAAGCGGAGAAATCACATTTAGTAGCAGTACTGCATCATCTATATCAATTATTAAGATTCATGAAACTGATAGAAGAGGCGTAGATCAAAGTGCATTTATTGGAGCATGGGATGATAATTCAGCGCCAGTGAGTGGAATAAGAGGATATCTGACCATTCAGTCTCGCGATCCCACCAGTTCTGATTTTATTGCATTTAGAATTACTGGTGCAATTACTGATTCTGGTACTTATCGTCAAGTTCCAGTAAGTTATGTCAGCGGATCTATTCCAGGCAACAACAATGAGTTGGCAGTAAACTTCTCAGCAACTGGTGACGTTGGAGCGCAAGGGGCAAACGGTGCTGATGGTTCTCAGGGTCCAGCTGGTGTTCAAGGTAGACAAGGAACTCAAGGTCCACAAGGGCGTCAAGGACTCAAGGGTGATAAAGGTGATACTGGCGACGCTGGTGCAGTAGGCGTTCAGGGTAGACAAGGAACTCAAGGTCCACAAGGGCGTCAAGGACTCAAGGGTGATAAAGGTGATACTGGCGACGCTGGTGCAGTAGGCGTTCAGGGTAGACAAGGAACTCAAGGTCCACAAGGTTCTGCTGGACCAAGTAATGTACTTAATGCATCTAGCACTACAGGAGCGCAATATCTAGTCGGTTCTCCAGGAACAGGTAATCAGACTCCTTATATCAGCTCAGTATACATGAGTGGTAATCAAGTCTATGCTGTTGACTTTAACGCAACTTCTGACGCCAAGTTCAAGGATGTCATTGGTGCGATTGAAGATCCAGTGATCAAGGTAAATGCTCTTGAGGGTATTGAATACACTTGGAATGCATTGGCTAAAGAACAAGGACTGTCCGAAGCTGATGATGCCAGCGTTCAAATAGGTTTGATTGCGCAGGAAGTGGAAAAAGTCTATCCATCATTAGTCACTGAACTAAATGGCAATAAGGCAGTTAGATATTCTAAGGTTGTGGCATTGTTGATTGAGGCAGTCAAAGAACTCAATGCGAGAGTGAAGAAACTAGAAGAAAAACTGGGTGAATAAAGATGGCTCTACAATCCAGCGCAAGTGGTGCAGATCCTCTAAAATTGAGCGAAGTTAAGGCAGAATTTGGTGGGGCTACCAATCCAAAATTATCAGATTATTTGAGGGGTGGGTCTTATGTACCAAACATTAATCCAAATAGTGGTGTAGATTCCTCTTTGCCAATTAATTTATTGAGTTTGCTTGGTTCTCTAGTTCCATTAAATGAATATACAGTAACTGTTGGTATAAGTGGTAATAATTATGGATATGGTGTGGCTGGATATGGATCTTTGGCAACAATAAAAAATACGATGTCTCCTTGGGGTGCTATAGCAACCATTTCTTGGAACAATTCAAATGAAAATATCACTTTGGTTGTGACTAGCGCGGCTTCAATAACAAAAACTGGATCTTTCACTGGAATGGAAGTTGTTACAGGTCAAGCATATGCCAGTTCAGCTGCAACTTACAATCAAAACGGTGTAGCTGGAGCATATAGTCAATCCTGGGTATGGGGTCCTACTCCCAATGTATTCGGAGTCGTTAATGGCGCTACAAGAAAATTATATTTTTGGTAAAACCTAAATACAATGACACCTCACACCTTTAGAGAGCAAGAATGGCATACGCAGAACTTACGATTGATCAGGGGACTACGTTTCAAACCTCTATTGATCTCGCGAATGACGATGGAACCGCGATAAATGTCGCGAATTATACATTTCAGTCGCAGATAAGAAAGTCCTATTATTCCGCAAACGCGACCGCAAATCTAACCGTCACCGTAGTCGATGAGGCTAACGGTAACGTAACACTTTCTCTTACATCTGATGAAACTGCTAATATTGCAGCTGGGCGTTATCTATATGACATAAAGATGACTTCATCTGGAGATGTGACTACTAGAATTGTGGAAGGCATTGTAACTGTCACTCCACAGGTTAGCCGATGAAAGTCACGGTTTCTAATACCAACGATATTGGTAGACTGAGTTTAAAATCTGGCGCACCAGGACCAACTGGACCACAAGGACCAGGAGGAGTTCAAGGTGTACAAGGTGTGCAAGGAACTCAGGGTTCACAAGGAACTCAAGGTCCACAAGGATTAACTGGTGTCCAAGGCGTCCAAGGTCCACAAGGAAATACTGGCGTCCAAGGTGTTCAAGGTCCGCAAGGATTAACTGGTGTTCAAGGTGTTCAAGGTCCGCAAGGATTAACTGGTGTCCAAGGCGTCCAAGGTCCGCAAGGATTAACTGGTGTCCAAGGTGTACAAGGACCACAGGGTGTACAAGGTGAAGTTGGTCTACAAGGTCCACAGGGATTAACTGGTGTCCAAGGCGTCCAAGGTCCACAAGGTGTACAAGGCGAAGTTGGTTTACAAGGTCCACAAGGTGCAGTAGGACCACAAGGTGTTGACGGCGCTCAAGGTGTACAAGGTGAAGTTGGTCTACAAGGTCCACAGGGATTAACTGGTGTACAAGGTGTACAAGGACCACAGGGTGTTGTGGGTGCACAAGGTGTACAAGGCTTCCAAGGTCCACAAGGATTGATTGGTGTTCAAGGTGTCCAAGGTCCACAAGGTGTCGTTGGAGCGCAAGGCGTTCAAGGTGTGCAGGGACCACAAGGTGTTGACGGAGCACAAGGTGTACAAGGTGTGCAGGGACCACAAGGTGTCGTTGGCGCACAGGGTGTGCAGGGTGAGCAAGGACCACAAGGCGTACAAGGTGTTCAAGGTCCGCAGGGCGTTGACGGAGCACAAGGTGTCGTCGGTGCTCAAGGTGTGCAAGGTGTACAAGGACCACAAGGTGCACAAGGTGAAACTGGATCTTTCGGTGGTGCCACATTTGATTATGAATATCGAGTAGAAACAAGTGACCCCACCAATCTTGGTGATGGTATTATTCGCTTCAATGCTGATCCATTTAACACTGCAACTGAATTGTATATTAGTTATGTTGATGCTGATACTTTAAATGTATATAATTATCTACAAACCATTGATGACTCCACTTCTACAATTAAGGGTGTGTTCAAGGTTGCAAATACTGCAAATATAAATCAGTTTGCATTCTTCAGCATAAATGGATCACACTCTGAACACACTGATCACTTTAATGTTCCTGTCGCATGGACTAGCGGTGAAACATCTTTAGCCAATACAACAAATGTAATCATTACATTTACTAGAACTGGTGACAAAGGTGACACTGGAGCACAAGGACCACAGGGTGTACAAGGCGTTCAAGGTCCACAAGGTGTCGTTGGAGCGCAAGGCGTTCAAGGTGAGCAAGGTCCACAAGGTGTCCAAGGTGTGCAAGGTCCACAAGGTGTTGTCGGTGCACAAGGCGTACAGGGTGTGCAAGGTCCACAGGGTGCACAAGGAGTTCAAGGCGTCCAAGGTCCACAAGGTGTTGATGGAGCGCAAGGCGTACAAGGCGAACAAGGTCCACAGGGTGCACAAGGCGTACAAGGCGTTCAAGGTCCACAAGGTGTCGTTGGCGCACAGGGTGTTCAAGGCGTACAAGGTCCACAAGGTGTTGATGGGGCACAGGGTGTTCAAGGCGTTCAAGGTCCACAAGGTGTCGTTGGCGCACAAGGTGTCCAAGGTGTTCAAGGTCCACAAGGTGTTGACGGAGCACAAGGTGTCGTCGGTGCTCAAGGTGTGCAAGGTGTCCAAGGCGTTCAAGGTCCACAGGGTGTCCAAGGTGTACAAGGTGCACAGGGACCACAGGGTGTACAAGGTGAACAAGGTCCACAGGGTGTGCAAGGCGTACAGGGACCACAAGGCGTTGATGGAGCACAAGGTGTCGTCGGTGCACAAGGTGTGCAAGGTGTACAGGGTGTTCAAGGACCGCAGGGTGTTGATGGAGCACAGGGTGTCCAAGGCGTCCAAGGTCCACAAGGTGTCGTTGGAGCGCAAGGCGTTCAAGGTGAACAAGGTCCACAAGGTGTCATTGGCGCACAAGGTGTTCAAGGTGAACAAGGTCCACAAGGCGTTGTGGGTGCACAAGGTGTTCAAGGTGTCCAAGGTCCACAAGGTGTTGAAGGAGCACAAGGCGTTCAAGGTGTGCAGGGACCACAAGGTGTGCAAGGCGAACAGGGACCACAAGGTGTACAAGGTGTTCAAGGTCCACAAGGTGTCGTCGGTGCGCAAGGTGTCCAAGGCGAGCAAGGTCCACAAGGTGTCCAAGGTGTACAAGGTCCGCAAGGTGTCGTCGGTGCGCAAGGTATCCAAGGCGAGCAAGGTCCACAAGGTGTCCAAGGTGTACAAGGACCGCAAGGTGTCGTTGGCGCACAAGGTGTGCAGGGAGTTCAAGGACCGCAGGGAGTTGTAGGTGCACAGGGTGTTCAAGGTGAGCAAGGTCCACAAGGCGTCCAAGGTGTGCAAGGACCACAAGGTGTTCAAGGTGAGCAAGGTCCACAAGGTGCACAAGGCGTTCAAGGTGTACAGGGACCACAAGGTGTTGATGGAGCACAAGGCGTACAAGGTGTTCAAGGTCCACAAGGTGTCGTAGGCGCGCAAGGCGTTCAAGGTGAACAAGGTCCGCAAGGAGTTCAAGGTGTCGTTGGCGCACAAGGTGTTCAAGGTGAACAAGGTCCGCAAGGAGTTCAAGGTGTTCAAGGTCCGCAGGGTGTTCAGGGTGTACAAGGAACTCCAGGAGATCTATACGCTACAACCAGTAGCACCTCTGACACTATTGCAACTGGCAGCACAACCATAACAGTTGAAACTGGTCTTGCCTACTCCGCAGGTCAGAGTGTAATTATTGCCTATGATAGCAGCAATAAAATGGAAGGTACTGTAACTTCCTATAATTCTGGTACTGGTGACTTAGTTGTTGATGTGACAACAATTACAGGCTCTGGAACATATTCTGTTTGGGATGTCAACCTTGCTGGTGCTCCTGGTCCACAAGGACCACAAGGCGTCCAAGGTGTGCAAGGTCCGCAAGGCGTTCAAGGTGTACAGGGACCACAAGGTGTTGATGGAGCACAGGGTGTTCAAGGCGTTCAAGGTCCACAAGGTGTCATTGGTGCTCAAGGTGTTCAAGGTGAGCAAGGTCCACAAGGCGTACAAGGTGTCGTTGGCGCACAAGGTGTTGATGGAGCACAAGGCGTCCAAGGTATCCAAGGTCCACAAGGTGTAATCGGCGCACAAGGTGTCCAAGGCGTTCAAGGTCCACAGGGAGTTGTGGGTGCGCAAGGTGTTCAAGGTGAACAAGGACCGCAAGGTGTCGTTGGTGCGCAAGGTGTTCAAGGCGAACAGGGACCACAAGGCGTTCAAGGCGTACAGGGACCACAAGGTGTTATTGGCGCACAGGGTGTTCAAGGCGAACAGGGACCACAAGGTGTCATTGGTGCTCAAGGCGTCCAAGGCGTTCAAGGTCCACAGGGTGTCATTGGTGCTCAAGGTGTTCAAGGTGAGCAAGGTCCACAAGGCGTACAGGGAGTTCAGGGACCACAAGGCGTTGATGGAGCACAAGGCGTCCAAGGTGTGCAAGGTCCACAAGGTGTTCAAGGCGTTCAAGGACCACAAGGCGTGCAGGGTGTGCAAGGTCCACAAGGTGTTCAAGGCGTTCAAGGACCACAAGGCGTGCAGGGTGTTGCAGGTAATGATAACTTCCCAGTATCGTCGAATACTGGATCAACTGTAACATCTAGTGGAATCAATTTTACTAACACATCTAGCATTACCGTTCTAGTTGAAGCAGGTATTGATGGTAATGCTAATGTATCTTTCTCTAGTGGTATTGATGATGGTAATGCTGACATTACTGTACTTGACTCTGCTCCAGGAGGAACACCAAGAGCCAATCAAGATTTCTGGTGGGATTCAGATTCTGGTAGATTGAAGATCTACTATAATGACGGCGATACTGCTCAATGGGTTGATGCGTTTATCAACTCAGCTGGTCCTCAAGGTCCGCAGGGATTGAATGGTGCATTTACCGTTTCTTCTACTGCTCCTGTATCTCCTGGCGACGGCACAGTTTGGTGGGATTCTGATACAGGTAAGTCATACATCTACTATAATGATGGATCATCAAGTCAGTGGGTGTTGGTTGCAGATCCTGAAGTCAAGGGCGATCCTGGTGTAAACTTCTGGGTCATTGATATTGGTGATGAGACAACTTCATTGACAACTGGAACCGCAAAGAAAACTTTCCGCGCTCCATTTGCGTTGACTCTAACTGATATTCCAAGAGCAAGTCTAACCACCGCATCAACCTCTGGTGCTGTTACCGTTGACATCAATGTGACTGGAACTTCAGTGCTTGGTGCAAATAAACTAAGCGTAGATCAAGATGAGAAAACTTCTACTACAGCTGCTACACCAACTACAATCGCAACCAGCTCTGTAGCTGACGATGCTGAGATTACAATTGACATTGATGGTGCTGGTACTGGCGCAGCTGGATTGAAGGTTACACTATATTTCAATAAGGTATAGAAATGGCACTAAATTTTCCATCCTCACCAAATAATGGCGATCAGTATACTGATTCAAATGGTCGTATCTGGAGATACGATGGCACTGCATGGGAACCAAGCAGAGGATCAGGCACACGTTTGTTCAAGGGTGTTAAAGTCAAACTCACATCAAGCGAAGCGTTGACATCAACTAGCGCAGCAGTCACGTGGGATAGTGAAGTTTATGACATTGGTAACTTCTTTGATGCGGGAAGCAACAAAAGATTGACTGCATCAGAAACTGGTTACTATAGAATCAATGCCATTGCTGTAACAGGAACTGGTGGATCTGGTAACAGTTACACACTTGCATTCAAGAAGAATGGCTCAACTACGATTTCCTCTGTTTCTGCAGGACCAAATCAAAGCATTGTGTTTGATGAGATTGTATATCTAGTCAAGGGCGATTACATTGAGTTATATGGATCAGAAACAACAGCTGCAGGTACATTGACATCTAACACAGTGATTGAGTTTATACTCATTGGAACAGCAGCTGGATCAACCACATATAACAATGCTACAGCGTTCAGTGGCGTCAAGGTGCGACTAACTTCTTCAGAAGCAGCAACTGCTACTCCCACAGCAATTACATGGGACGAAGCAGTGTTCAATGTAAACGCAGATTCTACAGGCAATGTATATTGGAGCGTAAGCAATACTGCTAATGTCAGCTTCTACACTACAGGTTACTATCGCGTCAAAGCCTATATTGAAACTGGCACTGGCGGATCTTCTGGTTCATATACAATCAATCTGCGCAAAGGCACAACAACAATAGAAACAGCAACACTAAGTCCAAATGATCGTTTAGAATACGATGAGGTTTTGGCTATAAATAGTGGTGACTATTTGCAAATTCAAATTGCTGAATCTACAGCTGCTGGAACAGCATTGGCTGATTCGTACTTTCTAATTACAAGACAGGGTATATAATCATGGCATTCGTAAAATCTACATCAACAACTACTGCCGAAGCAGTGACTGTATCTGGATTATCTGGTGGAACTAACGGCAAATGTGTTCGTATTACAACCAACAACACTGCTGTAGATTGCACTTATAACGATACAGTGGCGCAACTAAATTCAGTGTTGTTTAAAAACAATAATACTTATTATGGTTATGGTGTGATTGGTGGTTTGACTGGACTTTCTGCTGGTTCTATTTACTTTTTAGGATCTGATGGAACTCCAACTACTACCGCACCAACAATTTCTGCAAGCATTCGTGCTTTGAGTATTGGATTTGCAATCAATGGAACTACTTTGTTCTTCCGTCCTGGAATCGTAATCTCAGGATCATAATATATGGCTGCAATAAATACAGAGACAATTGTTTATGCTGCGAATACAACTGGCACTAAGATAAATCATCCAGCCATTCCAGGCATGAGTTCTGGATATTGGTTTACAGCTGACTTTGGTTCCACTACAACAAAAGACGATACAATTATACCATATCGTTACGGAACTGAGTTGCCAACTCAATCTGGTTATCTATCATTAGTTGGAACCTTTTCTAATATATCAGAATCTTGGTTGGGAACCACAAGATATTATCACGGCAGCACAATTTCGCACATTGGTCCTGGAGTCAACGATGTAACCGATGAAGAAGAAACCGATGCGATCATGTTTGCGCATATTGGATCTCTGGCTCTCAGCCCAGATGATACTGCGATGTATTGGGATCGTTTTTACCAAATACAAGATGGTGGTGATTATTTCTATTACAACTATCACTTACACGCACCAAATATCTATGAAGACGATTATGAAAACGGACGCATAGTATTCTCTGACGGTAATTATATCAATCCTGACGACAAGCACTATGGCTATATGATCTTTGCGGAAGCGGATCAGGGTCAGAATAAGTGGCAGTCGATTCTTGCTCGTATTCACCAACCATCTGTTGGTGGTGCTCACCAGTCTCACTTAGACGTTGAACTTCCTTCGGTATCAAATAAGAATTATATTCCTGGTGGTATTTTATACGGATCTAGCAGTCGCTATCACGCATTTTATTTGACTGCTGATGGATCTAATTGGAAGGTTTATTCTAGAACCTTTGTTCTTTCTAGCCGTGCATTTACAGCAGAAGTTGATCTTGGATCATATGATTTTGCTGATCCCGTATTTGTTTCTGAAACGAATGTTGGTGAATATCCATTGCGTGCAAGCTGCGGTTTGCTAAGTAGCGAAAAGATTTATTTTCCTGTAATTTATAATGGAGCGGCATCTACATATGATCTAAAGATCTGGAGATTAGACTCAGCTGATTCACTATCAGACGCAACACTTAATGTCAGTACAATTTTAACTGGATCTAATATCAAACCAGACTGTCATATGATTGAAGTTGATAGCACAATCTACGCTGTCGTTGGTCAAAATACTGGTGCTAATCTGTACAGCTGCAATATAGAAACCATGACTTGGACTAACGAAGGTCAAATCGTTTCAAATGGATCAAAGGCACTTCGCGTACATGGCGTTTCTTATCAGTCATCTACTCGTAAGTTTTTCGTTCATCTAAGCGGCGACGAAGACGTTACTGGCACATATTCTGGTCAGGGTGTATATAGTTTCCAAGTAGTGTATACTCGCGTTGATTATGAACATTTTGACTTTGATGTGACAAATAATGGATTTATTTTGCGCGCAGAAAATACTGCTGGTTATGTAAAATATAATCCGACAAATTATACATGGTATCGTATCAACGCAATTGAGCCAGACCCAATCCCTACAGGAAACAACGTATTTAAATACGATTATGTATCACCACAATTCGTAGAAAGAAATTCTTCAGCAGGAGTTGGTGGTGAGCAGTATTATTATGATGTTACTGTGATACCTGATGGGCGTATGTTATTTTGTGGTTTGACTGGAGACAATGAAGGAAATAAAGGTGGAGATGATTTCTTAGTCGCATTATATGAACCTACAGAAGACGTTGAGCAACCAAAAGCAACATATTGGGCTCATGGAGGAACTGGTCCTGACTATTTTACTGCAGTAACTCAAAAAGAAGGTGCTAATTATGTGTATCTAACTGGATACTCTAAGAGTCAGTTAGTAGATTTAAATGAATTGAGATACCATCCATATGGTCGTAGATTAACAATAGACAATGCGAACACAGAATTTAAAGACTTAGCAATCACTTCTGCAAACACAATCGTCACTGTTGGAACAAAACGCAATACAGAAAACGTGATTGTGACTAAGTACACATCAAACATTGGCGTTGAGTGGTCAAAACTAATCACAGGAACAAACGCACAAATTGGTGAAGCAATTGCTGTAGATAGTTCAGATTACATCTATGTTGGTGGTAATACCACTACAGGCACAACATCCTCTGGCGGATTCTTAGCCAAGTTGGATAGTGATGGTAATATGATCTGGATCAAGACTCTAGATACAAGTGCTGCTGAGTATATCACTAGCATGGCAATGTATAGCGATAATCTATACATCGCTCTGGCGAATACTACTACAAATACACATGTGATGAAACTTGCTACTGATGGAACAACCATACACTGGCAAAAGACCATTCCTGATTTTTCTGCGCGTAGAATCAAGTTAGACTCTAGTGGTAATATCTACCTTGCTGGAGATGACGGTACAGAAAGCACTGTATTTAAATTAAACAATAGTGGCTCGCTAACATGGGCTAGAAAAACAGGCGCTGGATCTTTCTATGATGTGGGTATTGATGGTGGATCTAACGTAATCGCTGTCGGTGCAAATACTGGCAACGCTATCATTACTCAGTTTGATTCAACAGGTGCTGCAAACTGGTCAGTCTACGCTAACGTAGATTCACAGTTGACTGGCGTAGCAATTGATGGTGATGATAATATCTACGCGATTGGATATGAAAATCAAATTGATCGTCGAGATTATCACCCAGTGATTCATGCGATGTCAGAAACTAAGAATCGCGGTATCTTCTTAAAATATAATTCATCTGGTACTTTACAGAAACAAAACTATATGTGGCGCACAGACCCAGATGGTAACTTATTTGACACCAACTGGCGTTCTTGTATCATGGATCATCTTGACGATCACATTTGGATTGCTGGTGATGATTTGTTGAACACAGAAGAAAAAGGCGCAAATCTATTCCGTTTACCAAGACTTGGTTTTGGTTATGGTAAGTTACACAAAGATGATAACTTTGCTGATTATTTTGAATATGGAGTGTATCCAGCTGATGATCCAGATGTAGATTTATTTTCATATTCACCTTCTGTGACTGGCGTTGTACCGACACTAACCAATGCGTCTGTTAGTATCGGTTCTGGTTCACATACAATCGCCGAAGCCACAATTAAATTCGAAGAAGTGTTTGATGGTTCTAGCGGTCTATGGAATTTCTTTATTGCTAAATTTGATTTAGATATTGCTAATGAACACCTCAATATGCCGTCACATATGATTCATATGACAGGCAATGAAAAGGCACCAATGTATGATACTGGTGCGTTCTCTAAATTCTGGCAAATTGGCACTATTGGAGATGCGATTGCTGACGATGGTAATTTCTTTGGTTATGATATTCTACAATATTCAGCCAATGTATTTTGGGCAGTGGGTCAGGTATCTGGAGCGATTGGTCGAGTGAATGCGCCAATCTCAGGTGCGTATGATGAAATCTTTGTACGCTTTGATGAGTCGGCTGTTCCTGGTCGTGAATTTGAGATCTATCAGTATGGACAAGATACTGACGAAGAATTATATGCAATAACTAAACTTGCGGATGGTAATCTCGCAGTAACAGGAAGAACCACAGGAACATTGGGTGGTCTCAACGAAGGTGCATATGATGTAATTCTATCTATCTTCGACACCACAGCCAACACGGTGCGTCACTATCAGGCTGGTGGCTCTGGTAATGATCGTGGAGTCAATCTACATGACATTGGTGGTAATCAGATTGCCATTGCATATCAGACTACAGACAACGTAGTCAACGTGGGTGCAAGTACAACCACCACTCAGGGTGGTGATGATATTGGTATCATGGTGTTCAATTATAACACGAATACTTGGAATGTTGCATATCAAACAGGATCTGCTGCTTCTGAGATTTTAGATACCAATGGTCGTGTTTCTGCTTTATTGCCAGGAAATGTGATTGCAGTTGTAGGACATACTACTGGTATCTTTGCTGATGATGCTTTATCTAGCGCAGGTGGATCTGATATTTTTCTTGCACTGTTCAATCTAACCACTGGACAAATACAAAAATATCAGGTTGGCAGCGCAGCTGGTGATATTGGAACCTGTGTTGTTATAGACGGAGGCATGTTATTGGTAGGTGGATATACAGATGCATCTTGGACAGAACCTGAAGATGGTATTTTTGTACATTTTGATGCAACAAAAGGATTGAAAGGCGTGACAACCATTGACTAATAAATAGACAGTTGATCTACTAAAGAGATAAGAAATGGCATTTAATTTCCCAAGCAGCCCATCTAACGGACAAGGTTATCAGTCAGGAAGTCTAAGTTGGACTTTCGACGGTGAATCTTGGGTAGCAGATGCTGTAACAATAGCAGGTGTACAAGGTGAAGTTGGTGCACAAGGTGCAGCAGGTTCTCAAGGTGTGCAAGGTGCACAGGGTGTACAAGGATCAAAAGGTGACACTGGTGACCAAGGTGCTGCTGGTGTTCCAGGACCACAAGGTGTACAAGGCGCTCAAGGTGTACAAGGTGTGCAAGGGCAAGTTGGCGCACAAGGTGTCGTCGGTGCACAGGGTGTCCAGGGCGTTCAAGGTCCACAAGGAGTTCAAGGCGTTCAAGGTCGACAAGGTGTGGTAGGCGCACAAGGTGTGCAAGGAGTCCAAGGTCGACAAGGTGTGGTAGGCGCACAGGGTGTACAGGGAGTTCAAGGTCCACAAGGCGTCATTGGAGCACAAGGTGTCCAAGGTGTCCAAGGACCGCAGGGTGTTCAAGGCGTTCAGGGTCCACAAGGTGTGGTCGGTGCGCAAGGCGTGCAAGGTGTTCAAGGTGTACAAGGTCCACAGGGAGTTGTGGGTGCGCAAGGCGTTCAAGGCGTTCAAGGACCGCAAGGTGTCGTCGGTGCGCAAGGTGTACAAGGTGAGCAAGGACCGCAGGGAGTTGTAGGTGCTCAAGGCGTACAAGGCGTTCAAGGTCCACAAGGCGTCATTGGTGCACAGGGTGTGCAAGGTGAACAGGGACCACAAGGCGTCATTGGCGCACAAGGCGTTCAAGGTGAACAAGGACCACAAGGCGTGGTCGGTGCACAGGGTGTGCAAGGTGTCCAAGGTCCACAAGGAGTTGTTGGTGCTCAAGGTGTTCAAGGTGAACAAGGACCGCAGGGTGTGCAGGGAGTTCAAGGACCACAAGGAGTTGAAGGTGCGCAAGGCGTCGTCGGCGCTCAAGGTGTGCAAGGTGTTCAAGGTCCACAAGGCGTACAAGGTGTACAAGGACCGCAGGGAGTTGTAGGTGCGCAGGGTGTGCAAGGTGAAGTTGGCGCACAAGGTGTCGTCGGTGCACAAGGCGTACAAGGTGAACAAGGACCGCAAGGTGTAATTGGCGCGCAAGGCGTTCAAGGTGAAGTTGGTGCACAGGGTGTAGTTGGTGCACAGGGTGTTCAAGGCGTTCAAGGACCACAGGGTGTTGTGGGTGCACAGGGTGTGCAGGGAGTTCAAGGACCACAAGGTGTTATTGGCGCACAGGGTGTTCAAGGCGTTCAAGGTCCACAGGGTGTCATTGGTGCTCAAGGCGTCCAAGGCGTTCAAGGACCGCAAGGTGTCATTGGTGCTCAGGGTGTTCAAGGTGAGCAAGGTCCGCAAGGTGTACAGGGAGTCCAAGGACCGCAAGGTGTGGTGGGTGCACAAGGTGTACAGGGAGTTCAAGGTCCACAGGGAGTTATTGGTGCTCAGGGCGTACAGGGAGTCCAAGGACCGCAAGGCGTTG